TAGCTCAGTCGGTAGAGCAGAGGACTGAAAATCCTCGTGTCGATGGTTCGATTCCATCCGGAGCCACCATTTTATGTTAATTATAAAATGTTCCAGACAGGTTGGACGGAACATAAAAATTATGTTATAATATTTTTGAATAATATTAAAGGAGATGTTATAATATGATTTTTGAAACAAATAAAGACAAAGGTAGAGCAGGTATGTCAATGGGAATTGCATATTTTGGAGCTAATGGTTATACAGTAAGTATTCCATTAAATGATACGCAATGATATGATTTTATTGCTGAAAAAGATGGTAAATTTTATACTGTCCAATGTAAAGCAACAGGGAGTGCTAATAATGTAGTATCATTAAAAAGTTCAGGTGGAACAAAAGGAGTTACTTATGATAATGTAATAGACCATGATGTGGATTATTTATTCTGTTTAGATAAAGAACAAAATATGTTTGTTATTCCTGTTGAAGATATTAAAGCAAATGGTAATATTAAACAAATTACTTTAAAAACAGAAGTATCTAAATTTGCTAATTCCACAACACTACAAACAGCTCAATATCTTGTCAAATTTTAATGGGTGATTAATCCGTTAAAGCAGGCGGGCTGGTCTGTAAAACCGGTGTCATATGGCTCGAGTGAGTGCGATTCTCTCATCACCCACCATATATTTGCCTCAGTAGCTCAGCTGGTAGTAGCATCTGACTGTTGAATATTAGCAGCCTTATAAAGAAATTTATAAGTGAAAATCTCGCTAATTCGGGGAAAGCTAAGTAGAAATATATGCCAATCCCGAGCAAGAAATATTGGAGGTTTAAAATGAATAGTAAAAACATAGGAAATATTGGAGAAGCTAAAGTATTGGCAAAATTTGTTGAGCTAGGAATTCCTGTTTATCTTCCATTTGGAGATAATGAAAAAGCAGATTTAATTGCAGAATTTAATGGAAAACTTAATAAAATACAAGTAAAAACTTCTATAAAAGCAGAAGATGGAAAAATGATTTTTGATTTAACGTCATCTACTATGCATAGAAAAAATGGAGTAAAACATATTTATACTTCAAATGAAATAGATTATTTTGTTTGTTATAATATAAGTAGAGATAAAATATTTTTAATCAATATAAATGAAGCTCCAAATACTGCGATTACTATTCGTTATGAGAAACCTAAAAATAATCAAACTCAAGGAATTAAACTTGAGGAAAATTATTTAATAGATAATATTTTATGTGTAGAGACTTTACACGAGACATCTAAGGATTTTTAATCTAAGATGAAGAGAAAGTCCAGACCACTATTGGAAACAAATGTGGTAAAGTAATCAGAGGGTCACAGGTTCAAGTCCTGTCCGAGGCGCCAGTTAAAAGAAAATAATTGATTTTTTTAAAAAATTATTATATAATATATATGTAAAGTTAAGAAAGTTATATAAAAAAATATAACTCCTAATGCGAGACCAGGGATGAGGAAGGCTGAATATCGCAATATAAATTAGGAAAGTTCCTCAATGGTTATATGTTACCGCCACATATATTACACGGTATGAAAAAAACATAAGTAGGCGTAGTGGGAACGTCGGTTCTAAATATAAAAATAAAGATGATGCGTCTTTCCCTCGAATATGCGGATGTAGTTTAATGGTAGAACCTCAGCCTTCCAAGCTGACTGCGTGGGTCCGATTCCCATCATCCGCTCCATTTGGCGATATGGTGAAGTTGGCTTAACACATTGCCCTTTCACGGCAACATTCTCGGGTTCGAATCCCGATATCGTCACCAATTTAAAATAAAAATAATTTAATATAAATATAAGACATAGACAGCAAAATATTATAAATATTTTAACAAGGAGCTTGATGTCGTTGGTTCGATTCCAACATCAACCGCCAAGAATTGGTTGATTAGCTCAGTTGGTAGAGCGCAAGGTAAATATTATAAATATGTCTTGCTATGGTCCGGTAGTGCAGGGGTTAACACGTCTGCCTGTCACGCAGAAGATCGCGGGTTCAATTCCCGTCCGGACCGCCATAAAAAATAAAAATAGGCATTTCCGCCTTGATATATAAAAAGGAGGGCATTGATATGAATAATATAGTAATTCCATTTAGAAACACTTGTGGAACAGCAGAATTAGAAATGTGTGTTAAACTAATTTCAAAAAATATGAAAGTTCCTTTTAATAAGATATATATACTTGGAGATGAATGTGGTTTTACACATCCTCTTGTTGAAAATATCCTTGTTAAAGAACAAAAATATAATAAATGGTTAGATAGTAATTTCTTAGTTCAATATTATATTTGTCATATAGATAAAACTAACCAATTTATATTATTCAATGATGACTTCTTTTTAACAAAAGAAATAGCTCAAATAGAAGATTATTATTTTGATACTTTGAAAAATCGTGTGCTAACAACATACATTATTGATACTAAAATTAATAAATTAAAACCTTCTATGTATGGGCTTAATATACTAAAATTTATTGATACATATGGAGATTTCCGCAATTATGAAGTGCATATACCAATGATGGTTGAATATCCATTATTAATGTCATTAGCTATTGATGAAGTTAACGGAAATGACTGTCCTGCATTAAAAAGGACAATGTATCAAAAATTAGTTGAAGAAAAAATAGGAAATAATAAAAAGCAAATAGGTTTACAATATGATGTAAAATTTGGAGAACCTTTAAATATTATACAATATCCTTTTTTCTCACTAACTGATAGAGAATTTGATGTATTTAAAAACAATTTTGAAGATATACTATTAAAGTAATCTTTATAGGGGTTTAGTGTAATGGCAGCACAACGGTCTTTGAGGAGTTAAAATTATGGATACAATAACAAAAGGTAGACTAGGATATAATTTACTAGAAAAAGAGTTATTAAAAAGAGATTATGAAATTTATATTCCTTTATTAGAAAATACAAAAATAGATTGTATTGCTTGTAAAAACGGGCAACTAATAAAGATGCAAATAAAAACTATTCAAATGGACAGAGGTTATAAAAAACTTCCTGTAAGAAAGATTAGTCATAATCAAGGACAATATAAAATATTTAATTATACTTCTGACGAAATAGATTATTTCATAGGAGTAGATATTGATACCGAAGATTTATATATAGTGCCAATAGACATTATAGAAAAATATAAATCTGCAATTTCTGTATCAACATTAGAATATTATAAAAATAATTTTGACCACATGGAGCCTCAAATTGGAAACATTTTGAGTGGATGCGATGATATCGGTGAAACCTTAACTGGTAATACCGAGGGAATGGAATAATATCCAGCCCGTAGAGAGTAGATAATCGCACACCTAAGTCGTAAGATATGGTGAAGATGTACTCCAGACCACAAACTGCAGTATCCAGCAGGTAGTGAAAACTATAGTGGTACGCAAAACCGTAAAGAGTGGTCTCCAAAACCACAGGTGTGGGTTCGAGTCCTACAACCCCTGCCATATATAGGGATATCGTCCAATGGTAGGACTACGGTCTCCAAAACCGTCTATCTGAGTTCGAATCTTAGTATCCCTGCCATATATTGCCAGGTGGTGAAGCGGTATACACAGCGGACTTTGACTCCGCCATTCGCAAGTTCGATCCTTGCCCTGGCAGCCAAATTAAAAGTAACTTTGACTCTGGCATTTCCCTAGTTCGAATCTAGGTCGGGCAGCCAATTTTTAATATAAAGGAGACATATTATGAAATTAAATGAAATTAGAACGTCTCCAACAACATTATTAGTAAATCGTCTTACTGAGTATGCTGATAAAGGAGATCAACAAGCTGTAAACATAGTAGCATATGAATTAGCATATAGAATATATTGTCCTTTTAATGGGCAAAAAACTTTTGAAGATGTATTAACTTCATTAGGATATAAACAAATAGAAAAAGATAAACCTAAAATAAAAGAAATAGGTTCTAAATAAAAAAGGAAAATCAAAATATGGGCGAATTTTACTTCGCTCAATAAGATATAATAATATGAACTATATAAACAGCAATTCTACTGACGTTCATATAAAGGTAAAAGCTAGATTCCGTGACTTTGTAGAATAGAACTCGGACGCCCGCGTATATCTTATTGAGAGGAGTAAAATCCCAAAATAATGAGGGAAAACTGCTGGAAAACCCTAATCCAACATGAAGCAGTCTAGTATTAGTAATAGCAATAGACATAGGTAGTGTTGGTACGCTATGGTGAGGCTATGAACATACGAGCAGAAAACAACTGCTTTATCAAATCTCATACGAGGCCCTTAAATCAACATAAATATCGTATGTTCTATCATTAGAGGTATGTTTAAAATATGGCACAAAGCATACCATAAGTCCATTTCCGCAATTGTTGAATATGGAATTGGACTTTTGATAGCTATTATTAAAAAGAATAAAAAGGGGTTGAAATTATGAAAGTTATAATCAATCAATATTTAAGAGATATTGGTATTAATGAAGATACATATTGGATTATGTCTGAAGACCATGGAAATGATAACAGATATAAGGAAGATGAAGAAGGTATTATATCTGCGGAAACTTGGAATTTAAATACCACTCTTGCTATGATAATATATTCTTATTTATGTTATTTCCGCGACCATTGTATGTATGGGTATCCTGTTAATATGACTTTTGAAAAATGGAAAGAAACTGTAAATACAATTATCAAAGCTTTTGAGTTAATGTTAGTAGAAGATGATACTTGGTCAGATTTAACTAAAACAAATGAAGAAAAAATCAAAATAAGTAAGAGCAGACAAAAGAAAATATCTTACGGGTTAAGATTATTTGCAAAATATTTTAATGATTTTTGGTGGTAAATCCACAAATCACCGCTCTTATGCCGTGTGTCCGGGTGGTGAGGGAGCGGTCTTGAAAACCGTTGGTCTGAAAGGGCTTGCAGGTTCGAATCCTGTGCACGGCGCCATAAAGAAAATAATTTAATTTTATATAAATAGGGAACGCAACTGAAGTTCGCGAACGATAAGTAGAAACGGGTTGCCAGCTTTCTGTGGAGTATGGAGATTGGGAAAGCATTTAAATGGAGGATTAGCTCAGTTGGTTAGAGCATTAATATCTATTCTTATATGCGGGTGTAGCTCAGTTGGTTACTAGCATCTGTCTTACAAACAGAGGGTCCGCGGTTCGAGTCCGTGCACCCGCACCAGTTTAAAAAGGAGAGTTTTATGGAAAAAGTTTGTAAAAAATGTGGAATAACAAAAGATATTTCATTATTTGCTAAAAATGGAACTAGCACAAGAACATCTTGTAAAGAATGTGAGGCAGCTAGAGCTAGAGAGAATTACCAAAAAACTCAAGAATATATAAGAAATTTAAAAACTAAATGTCAAATATGCGGATATGATAAAAACCCTTCTGCATTAGAATTTCATCATCCTGATGATAATAAAGACATAGAAGTTGCTAAATTAACATCTAAATCTTGGTCCTCTCCATTAAAAGAGAAAATAGATTTAGAAGTATCAAAATGTGTGATTCTTTGTGCTAATTGTCATAGAGAACAACACCATAAAGAATTGAATAGATATTAAAGGGTCATAGGTTCAAGTCCTATATCCTCCACCATTTAAAATTGTTTGACATATATCAAAAATTTTGATATAATATATATGTAATAAATAAATGTGAATATAGCTTAATAGAAAAGCAAGTGCCCGATACACACTGATGAGAGTTTGAATCTCTCTGTTCACACCATTCTTAAATTGTAAAAATACTAGATTCCACGCATACAAGGGTTGTATGGTAAAACCTAAGGGTTTCTATGGTCGGTGGAAGAGAAGTGCTACGCGGGATTCGTAGATTGGATGTGGTCGTGTAAGGAAACGAAGCGGCGATGGTGTATTTATATGATTTAGAATGAGGCATATTTTTACAAGAAGGCAAAGAGCTAATCACTTGTTACCTTCAAGCACAATTTGAGGTGTGGACATTTAGATTGAAATGTTTAAAAATATGTTTTTATGGGGAATTAGCTCAGCTGGGAGAGCGCCACGTTTGCACCGTGGAGGTCAGGGGTTCGATCCCCCTATTCTCCACCATTTAAAAAATAAGGAGACCAATATGAAGAAAGATTTATCAATTAGTGAAAAAGTTATTTATGCATATAGAAAATATGTAAACTATTCTTATTCTAATAAAAAAATTAGGGCTTTATATTGGAAATTAAAATATAAATATTATGAAAAACAAGAATTAGAAGTCTTTTCATAAACTTATGGCGGAAACAGCAATATGTTATTCAAAACTGCAAATTTTGGGAAAAAGCATATCCGCCTAGCAATATCGGAATTTGGTCTAGTTTGGTCTAGGGCGCTTGGTTTGGGACCAAGATATCGGGAGTTCGAATCTCTCAATTCCGACCATTTAAAAATAACAGATAATATATAGATTAGACAAGAAAACTGCAAATTTATTAAGCAATACATAGTATAAAAAGATTAGGAGAAAATTTTTGTTTATGGACTGTTAGGAGTCCTATCCCATATGGAGATATCATATGCGTAGAAAACTATTCTTGTTGTGGTAATGTTGGAGAATAGTACTATCGAGAGAGCACAACATGCTTCTTGTCTAGGTTTTTCATTTCAATTCCCTTTCAATCCCCACTCTTAGGAGTGGGGTTATTTTTTTTGACTTTTTTTAAAAATTTTGATATAATATATATGTAATAAAAATGAAAGGGTTCTTGAAAAAGAATTAAGGTTAAATAATAATGGAAAATAATTTATTAGATGCTCTTAAAAAACAAACTAATTTTATTGAAACTGAAAACGGGGCTATCGCTCGTTCAACAACTTTCAATGCAGTATATGATATGTTTGCATTAGCAGGATCATATAGAACTAGAACTGATGAAGATTGTATCTTCTTATTCAAGAAGGCATTAGAAAATCATGAAACATTGACTATGAAATGTTTATTCTATTTACGCGATATCCGCGGTGGACAAGGAGAAAGAAGATTTTTTAGAGTATGTTTTAATTGGTTAGCAAAAAATCACCCAGAAATCGCTCGCCGCAATATAGCAAATGTAGCTGAATATGGTAGATGGGACGATTTATATTGTTTAGTTGGAACACCTCTTGAAAATGAAATGTTTGCTTTTATAAGAACACAATTAAATACAGACTTAAATAGCTTTAGTGCTGGAGAAAACCAAGGCGTATCTTTATTAGCAAAATGGTTAAAAAGTGAAAATGCATCATCTATTGAAACAAAAGAACTTGCTACAAAAACTAGAAAATATCTTGGTTTATCACATAAAGCATATAGAAAAACTTTATCTATTTTAAGAAGTCGTATCAACATAGTTGAAAAACTAATGTCTGAAAATAGATGGAATGAAATTGAATTTGATAAAATACCTTCAAAAGCAGGGCTTATTTATAGAAATGCTTTTGCTCATAAAGAAATAATTGCAGAAAAATATGCAGACTTTATAGCAAACAAACAAACAAAAGTAAATGCCAGTGCGCTATTCCCATATGAAATAGTAGATAAGGTTAGCAAAAAAATTCAATGGAACGGATCCCTAGAAATTACTGAAACTGAAAGACAAACACTTGAAAAATATTGGGATAACCAAAAAGATTATTTAGATGGTAAAAAATGTAAAATGATGTGCGTTGTAGATACATCTGGATCTATGGATAGTACATATGGAGGTTCAGTAAGACCTATTGATGTTGCAATTTCTCTCGGTATGTATTGTGCTGAAAGAATTGGAGAACCATTCCATAATCATTTTATTAGTTTTTCTAGCAGACCACAACTAATTGAAATAGAAGGTATAGATTTTGCGGATAAAGTTCGTAGAATATATAATCAAAATTTATGCCAAAACACAGACTTAAAAGCAACATTTGATTTATTAAAGAATATGGTTTTATACCACGATGTTCCAAAAGAAGATTTACCAGAAACTCTAATTGTTATTTCTGATATGGAAATTGACCATATGAGTTATTGGAGAAATAAAACTCAAGCAGAAACAGAAATGGAAACGCTTAGAAAAGAATGGGCTGAAGAAGGATTAAAACTTCCTCATTTAGTATATTGGAACGTTGCCGCAAGAAATAATGTTATATTAGATGGTAGCCGCAACACTACATATGTAAGTGGATGTAACCCAGTAATATTTGAAAGTATTTTAGCTGGTAAAAAAGGTATCGATCTTATGCTTGATAAATTAAAATCAGAAAGATATGAACAAGTAATGTAATCATTACTTGTTTTTTTATTAAAATTATTATATAATATTTATATAAAGAAAAGGGTGTGATAATATATAATAAATAGAAAAAGGGTAGTTAAAAAGTTTATAAAATCAATAAATGAAGATTTTAAAATCTCATTTAGTAATACTTTTGAAGTTGATATTCTTGAAGAGCATATATTCGCAACTTTTAAAAAGAATGAACAAATTGATAAAATATATCTTAAATTTTTACAAGAAGAGTTTGGGATACAAATAGATATATTTATGATTTCTTTACTTCATGAAATAGGGCATATAATGACATATGATGATGAGCTAGATGAAGATAGAACAGTTATGTATGAAATGTTAAAATGCTTTTATAATGAAGGAAAGTCTAGTTTACAAGAATATAATAATATGTATTTTCGCATTCCCGCAGAATATGAAGCAACTGCTTGGGGAGTTCAATATTATTTAAACAACAAAGATAAATGTGATATGATAGTGAAAGCTGTTAATAGATTTTAGGAGGTAGTTATGAAAAAAATATATAGTTTTTTATCTCAAAGGGCGCTTCCCGCATTTAGTATAGTTTGTATGTTTTCACAAAATATAAGAACTGTAATTTTAGGTTTTATTTTCTTTATTTTAAGTTATATTTTATTTTTAGAAGAAAATTAGGAGGTATTTATTATGGGTTTAAATGAATTGGCAATATTTGGTATTATTATAGTTTTTGCTGTTGTAATAATAATTGGGGTATTTGAAGAATAATTTTATTTTTTATTAAAATTATTATATAATATTTATATAAAGAAAGGAAAAGATAAAAATGGAAAATAAAAGATATATAACAAATGAAGCTGGTGCTTGTCCAAAATGCGGAAAAATAATTGAAAACTGGGGCGATATGGACATAGATGGAGACTATTGTGCATACACTTGGGACTGTAGCTGTGGGGCATATGGTAGAGAATATTATAGACTTGTTTTTGATGGACATAGCGTATATAATGAAGAAATAGAAGATTGGGATAATATAAATGATTATCTTAATCCAGTAGAATAATAATTGATTTTTTATAAAAATTATTATATAATATATATGTAAATAAGAAAAGGAGTGATTTTTATGGAAAAAAGTTTAAAATTTACTGCTAATGAATTATTAGATAGTATCAACAGAGAATTTAACGGAGAAGAAATGGACGAACTTTATAAAGCATTAATTGCTTATAATATGGGGCTAGATGAAATTACTCCTGATGTAAATGAAAAATTAGAAAAAGTATTAGAATTTTACTATGACGCAGACTATATTTCAGGTATAGTTAGCACTGATATTATGGAATATGCAGATCAAATGTTTGAAGGGGGAGAGTAATATGGATAAAAGAGAATACGGAATTACAATTAGTTTTTTTGAAAAAGCAACAAAAGATTACCCTTATGATATAGTTTCAAAAATGGAATTAGCAAGCGATATAGACGCAGAAAAAGCAATTTTAGCCTTTATTAGAGTTCTAAAAATGGCAACATATCATCCTACTTGGGAAACCCTTCAACGAATTGCGGACGATATGAAAGATGGCGGGGTATAAAAATATAAATTGATTTTTTATAAAAATTATTATATAATATATATGTAAATAAAAAAGTAATTAAAAAAAATTGGTCGCTAGAGGCGTAAGTGCTAGACTAAGGAGCGGGAATGGCCACCGCCGCCAATTATATAAAAATGCGTAGAGCGACCGACGCTATATAAGAAGGCGTGCTATTTGGAGGGTGACGGCAGACAATATCCTCAATCAACTCAATCTTTATTACAAATTGTTACCCTTATGGGTAGCATTAGATAAAACAAATGAAACTGGTGAGATTCGCGAGTGGGAAAGCCCTCCCATTACCGTATGGTTACCCAAGGGTGCTTACAGACTAGTTGGTGGTGTAACAAGTAATGCGAACATAGTTGTTTTATCTAATGGTATCTATAAGATACTTGAGATACTGCGGCGGTGATGTTCAAACTCATTAAAAAGTAACATACACTATTTATTAGGGGGAAATAATATGCTGATAAAAAATGAAATAGAAATAGGATTAGGACCTAGAAATATTAAGCATTATAAAACATTAGGATATAGTATTCCAACAAATCCAGTGGGAAAAAGAATACTTGTCAATATTAATGACCTTCCTAATAATTCTAATGAAAAAATTAATGTTGAATGTGATAATTGTAAACAACAAATAAAAGTTGTTTATCGAGTATATTTTAAACATAATCACAATGGAAAATATTATTGCAATCATTGCTCTTCTAAGGTTCTTATGTCTGGAGATAAACATTGGAATTGGAATTCGGATAGAACAGAAGAAGATAGGCAAGATAGACATAATGGAAATAAGGCACAAATAAACGAATGGAGAAAAAAAGTTTATGATAGAGATAACTATACGTGCCAACATTGTCATTTATCTAAAAGTCATCATTTAATTGCTCACCATTTAAATGGATATGATAATTATAAAGAAGAAAGATTTTTAGTTAGCAATGGAATAACATTATGTGATGAATGTCATAAAGATTTTCATCATAAATATGGATATGGTAATAACACAAAAGAGCAATTTATTCAATGGAATAATTGTTAGTGTTATATATAAATATGGTTTGGCGGTGATGTTCGTCCTTAAACATAAAACCGGGCTACTGGTCGGCTGCAAAAATGACCTTCTCTTTGAAAAATATATCAGCTGGGTAATTCGTAAGAACCCCGTGTGAGTCGCGAACTCATCAATTATTTAATAATTGTGGTGAAATGTGCATATAGACACGGCTGATAATCTTATATAAAAAATGCGGGTGGCGAAAGATAAACGCACGGAAGAAAATATAGGTGTCGAGTAATGGAACAGGGAGAGGGATACTCCAAGCCATAGAGCAAATTAACACTAAATGTAATCCATATAGGCACGTTGGACAGGGTGAGACGCCCACCCCCGCATTGTATATATACATAAATCACTCGGTAAACTTTGAAATAAGGAAGTGCCACGGGGGCCCGAACCCTCCAGCGAGCCGCAGTCAGTCGGTGGCTGTGCCAGAGAATGTGGAGTAATGAAATTGGGAGTGATCTGGAAACCTTAACATAGTAGAGGCAAACGAACAGAAATGCGGGAACGGTCTTTGACCTTATGGTATCCTTAAAAAAGCATAATCTAACCGGGTTGCAAGTGGAGTTAAGCAATACACTGCTAGATATATGGTTTGGGTGTATAAGTAAAACATATGGGGTCCGCATGGTGCGATGAAAGTCTAATAGGCGAGTAGTTCCATTGATCAGGGGGATATGATGAGCAAGAGCAAGGTTCGATTCCCTGCCGCCCCGCAAGCTCAATTTAAAAAATCTATCATATTAGCTTATAGTTCAAAGTATGGTTTATCCTGAAGAACAACTCACGAATGGGTGAGAAGATGTTATATCAAAATTAACTGAGCAAAAGAATGTATGGGACTGTGGAGCACAGGCACAGTATAAAGATGGGCGTGCTGGAGTTTTAATGGAATAGTTGATAATCCCGTCAAGTTTAACAGCCTTAGGGGAACTTGAAAACAAACTACTCTACCGCAATAGAAGGAGTATAAAGATTGTGCTATTGCAAACTTCAATAAGGTCAATATTTACTTCATATAAACCTAGGATAGTATATGAAGAGAGGACGCCAATTCGCTAGGTTCTCTGAATGATGATGAGAGATAGGCACAAGCCAGCAGGTGGGCTGATCACCGCCAAAAGAGTGTATAAAAAATTAAGAGCTGGAGGCACAAAAAAGTACCGTAAGACAATAAACTTATTGATTTTATAAAAAATTTATTATATAATATATATGTAAATAAGAAAAGTATTAAAACTTTTCGGTAAAAGTAATCATATATCGGATTTCCACATGATTACTTTTACAGGGGAGTTTTGGAAATATTATTGATAATTTAAAAAAATTATTATATAATATATATGTAAATAAGAAAAAGAAAAAATGGTAGCCATAGCGTTAAGTGGACTAAGGAGTGTATATTCGCACAACCGCCATTATATCTTTTAAAAAAGAATAGAAAGGAAGTTGATATTATGAAGAAAAAATTGATAAAAGAATTACACAAAATTTTAATGGAGATAGTTAAAGCAGATGATGAAACATTAGATGCTATTGGAATAAGACTATTGGAAATTGAGAAAGACCTTATGAAATATGAAGATAAGGAAATTAGAGAAGATAAATTAATCGCTAAGTTATAAAAGAGGTGTTGAGAATGTATATAGTTATAGATGTTATGGAACACAATATATATCACTATCAAGATGAAATAGAAATGGGGTTTAAATTAGATATGATCACCGCATTTAGAGATAGGTTCAACATACCATATAAAATTACTTATTATAATAATGGTAAGATAATCTCAATAAGAGAAATCTAATTGATTTTATAAAAAAATTATTATATAATATATATGTAAAGAAAAAAGAAAGAAAATAGTTTATACAACTTACTTGAAAAAGTGACGAGGCTTTATTTCTTACCAAGCAAACTATCGTAAATTATTTATAATAATGAAATGATTGGCGAGGTCTTAAATAGCGAAAGAGTTGTTAAAACCTTATAACATTTGCGGGGTAAGGTGCTACAAAGTAGCTTCCCGCAAGTGATAATATAAATAAAAAAATAAATTATGGAAAATGAAAGGAATTGAAGTATTATGGAAAAAATGACAAGAAAAAATTATTTTGAAGAAATTAAGGAAATTGTAATTAACGCAGGGAGAGAAGATTTAGTTGAATTTGTTGATAAACAAATCGCATCAGTAAGCAGAAAAAGTTCAGTAAAAACTAAAACTCAAATTGAAAATGAAGGTTTAGTTGAAGATTTATTCAACGCATTAGTTGAAGTTGGAAAAGCAGTAACAATCACTGAATTCCAAGGAATGAACGAACAATTCGGAGCTTTATCAAATCAAAAAGTATCTGCTTTAATGAAAAAATTAGTTGCAGATGAAAGAGTTGTTAAAGTAACTGATAAGAAAAAATCTTACTTCTCAGTAAATGCTGAATAATATATAAGATAGAAGCTTGATCCCGCACCTATATGATGCGGGTTTTCTTTTATATAGGGGTCTGATCAAGTGATTTTTAATCGATTACCGCAGCGACAAAATTTATGCTATACTATTGACAAAATTAAAAAAATTTGTTATAATATAAGTGTAAAATAAAAAAAGAAAAAAGGAAGGAATTGATAATATGAAAGAATATGTAGTTAATGGAAAAGTAATTGAAATCACTCTTGAAAATGGAAAGGTAGTTAAAGCTATGACTAGCTTTATAGAAACTATGATGAAAAACCTTGACATTGATATGGAAGACGCAGTTCTAACTTGGTTAGAGGACGAAGAATATTTAATCAATGATGAGCAAGAGGAATTAGTAAACGCAACTAAAAATTATAAAGTTAATGTTAATGCAGGGGATAAAGCAAAAGAGAGAAAGAAAAGAGAGGTAGTTAAAAAAGAAAACCCAGAAAAAGAAATGATAATCTCAGAATTAGCAAAAGTATTACCTGCATTTGCTGAAAATATAAACATTGAAAATAATACTAAGTTAATCACTTTTACAATAGGTGATAATGAATATAAAATTGACTTAGTACAAAAACGTAAGAAGAAAGGAGAATAATTCTCCTTCCTATATTTTGATTTTCCCAACTTAAAAAGGAGGGCATCAATGAAAAGAACAGAATGGTCTGGGTATTACGATAATACCGGTTCCCGCATATGTAATGGAGATATTTTATTTGATATTCATAATAAAATGTACTATAGATGCGAAAAACAAGGTAAAGATTGGTGTTTTATAAGAGATATGGACAGAATGTGCTTTAAAGACGCACCAAAAACTTTTATACAACAACTATTAACTATTGTTGTATTTGAAAATGAGGAGGAATAAGATATGTTATACATATTCATATTTGCGGTAATTGTTATTTATACGCTATATAAAATTGGAAAAATAATGGGGCTTCCAAATCGTGATATAATTGTAAATTTATTGTGTAATTACTTAACTACTATTTTATTAGTAAATGGGGCATCTCCGCGATGGGCTGCTATTATTATGGCTTTTGATGTTATATTCTGCCTAAATAGTGAAAAAATCGCAAGAAAAGCAACATACCTATATATACTATATATTCTTAGTTGCGGAACGGTTCAACCTAAAATAATAAATTATCCAACTTCCGCATATATTAGAGATGTATCAGAGTATTTTGCTGAAGACTACTTTGATTATAAAGGGGCAGAGCTATAATCTGCCTCTTTTTTATATGGATTGCCGCATCTACTTAAAATTGGGGGTTTATATAAAATGTAGAAAAGGAGAGTTATACGGATTTTGTCAACATTTTGTGGACAACGCCTATTAATTTATCTATATAAAAAGTGAAGATATATGAGAAAATCAGAAAGGAGACTGTAATATGACATTACAAGAAGTTGCACAAAAGCTAGGGCGTAGTGAGAGTACTATTTATAAGAATTTAAAAAGAACTCAAGACTCGCTTGAGAAAAAAGGTATCCTTCTTATAAAACGTGGAGTAGACGATTATATATTAGATTATTTAGACCCAGAAGATGATGAAACTTATCTTGAAAGATTAACAAGAGAGCGCAAAGAATTAAGAGAGAAAGAAAAAGGAGATAAGTAAGATATGGATACAAATACAAAATATTGCACTGTGTATAATATGCGCATGGCATTAGAATTAAAAAATAGAGGGCATATAGTGGCGGAAATGCTACCTAACCCTAAAAAACCAGAATTTATATGTTGGGTATTCATCGTTGATGAAACCTTTAATCGCGATCTACGCGAACTTAAAGGGGGTGTCCGCATTGGAAAATAATGAAAAGTTTTTATACTTAGAACAGTTTATGGAAGCTCTTGAAGATTTAGAACCTGAAGATAGATATAGAGCTACATATTGTTTATGTTATTATGGCCTTTACCGCGACTTTCCAGATGAGGCAACCGCAGTAGACAAAATGTATATCAAGGCTAACGCAAAATTGTTTGATGGACAAGATAAGTTCCTATATAAACAAAAAGAGACTGGAAAATTAGGGGGACGACCTTCCGCATTAACTGATGAAGAAATTTGGGGGGCATATAGTACCTTATTTAAAAATAAGGGGGTACGTCCTACTGAAAAAGAAGTTATAGAATTTTTAGGGGGCGGAGTTAAGCGTATTGCAACTAGGGCCGCATGGAAAAGTAGAGAAGAGCATTTGTATGATTGTATGGAAGTTTCATACAAAAATACAGAGATACATACAAAGTCCGCAGACTTTTAAGAGAAAATTTTGTATGTTTGTATGTAAGGGGTTTCATACAAAGTTGTGTATGTAATGTATGTATGTTTCATACATTGTATGAAAGGTTTCATACAAATAATTAAAATGTATGTATGTAACTTGCGGTTTGTATGAAACCCTTTGTATGAAATGTATGTATGTTTTGAACATTTGTATGGAATGTATGTATGTATGAAACCCTAAATAATAAATAGAGATACATACATTTTGTACTTCGTACAAAAAATATGTATAAAGGGAGCTTCGCTCCCATCAAAACTAAAAGGAGGCCGCATGTGGGTATATAATTATAAGTATCCTGAAACAGGATTAGATGAATTTACAGTAATGAATAAAGAATATGTAGTTAATGAAAAAGGCGATAACCGTCGCCTATATGCGGCATTTGTGCTTCCGCACAATGCAGAATAGATATATAGTATTAGTTAATATTTTCTTATTATTTTTTCTCTTGATATTCAGCGTTGCACGAAGTGCAAAAGCAAAGGAAGATTTATTATATAAGAAGAAACAATTAGAGGATTGTATTGAAGCTCTTGATAAGATAGATAATGTATAGGGAATGGTGTTAATATTGTTAATAATATTGTATATTAAATAGTGCTGTATGCTGCTTTGGTGGTGGCCCGAATCCAGATCAGCACCTTCTTTTAACTACGTTATCGTTATCACTATTGATTTATATAAAAAAATATTATATAATATATATAGAAAGAGAGTTGATATAGATATGGAAATAAGAAAAGTGATTGGAAACTGGAATATAATAGAATATAAAGGTAGATTTTATATAGAAGAATGCGGTCGCCGCATAACAGCATATAGTTCTAATTTTGCTACTTTTGATGAGGCAGAATTTTTTGCAAACTTAATTAGCTTACTTGACTAAAATTTAGTCTGAGAGGGTTTTCCACTCTTGCAAGTGCTGTAGGAAACAGAGCATATATACATCATTTAAAATATAGATGGGACGGTAATTTTATCGTTTCCTTTTCTTTTGTTTAAAAAATCGTGGCTTATTTTGTTTCTCTTGACTTTTATTTAAAAATTTGTTATAATTATAATGGGAGAGAATAATAATAAGGCGCGGCGCTGGATCAAAGTTCCTTTGATCTGATTCTTTTTTATTGAATCGGCAAAATGAGCCGTTTTTTTTAATTATAACATATATTTGTTCATTTGTCAAGTAGTGAGCAGCGAGACAGGCAACTGGATTGATAATTTTAGGAAAATTTCAGAGGATGAGAGACCTTACACTTTGCCTGCGAAAAATTGCATATGATACTTGGGTCGCGCGAACGGAGTTATTACGATCAGTTTCGGGAAAAATTAGCGCCATATAAGAAGGCCACTTTTGGCCTGAAAAATTTCGCATATGGGGTTAGGGCGCGGAAAACGGGCTCATGCGGTCGCCCGCAGCCCGCAGAATACCACAAAAATAGAAAAAAGTCAATAGTTTTTTAAAAAAAATTAAAAAAAATGTAATTTTACATGTAAAATTAGAGTAAAATAATAAAAAAATAGGCATTTCCGCCTATTTTTCTTCTTTTTTTGCCCTTTTTTGGACTAAATCTAATTTATAACTAGCACCTTTATAGTCAAAAGTAATAAGTTTTGCTTTGTTTTCTATGTTTAAATTAGAAATATCAGTAATATCTTCTAAAAACTCAGCAATTATACCTACAATGTACTCTTTTTCAGGTTGAGGTTTTGCCACTCTTTCCTTTGGAGTTTTCTTTTTAGGTTTGTCAGTGTCTGCTTTTACTTTAACACCATTAATTTTTGCTTGTTTATTAAGGTCATCTTGTTCTTCATTATCAAGATACCCTTCATCTTCTAACCACATTAGAAGCACATCTTCAAGGTCAGTTTCTAATTTTTCAATAGTGTTATCAGCCCACTTTTTACTAACCTTTACTTTTTTTTCATTTTCAAGAGTAATTTCATAGAAGTTTCCATTTAATTTGTAATCTTTCATAATATCAACACCTTTCTTATTACATTATAAGTATATCAAAAAATTTAAAATAAATCAATAATATTTTGATAATTTACTAATAATTTTTTTCCTAATAATAAAGTTACAATACAACAATTTGTTAAGCGTTTATCATATTCAATAGATTTAATAAAATATATTCTATCTTCATACATAACACCTTTCATACTATCATCTCCTTACATTATAATTATATCAAAATTTAAAAAATAAGTCAACATTTTTGGGAAAAAAATTTTTTTATTTTTTTTTATAAAAAACCCTTGACAAAAAGTGCGGGAGGTGGTATAATAGAAATAGCGGGGTGTGGCGAGCCATCGCGAGCCGAGGGGTGTAAAGTAAATGTAAAGTTGACAAGATCTTACATGTCAATTTACATGTAAAGTGTAAAGTCAAATAAAAAAGAGAGTTTACACTCTCTTTACACTAGGCAACTGTAAAGTATGATTTTTTCTTGTCAGTTGTCTTTACAACTTGATTGCTTTCAACTAATTGTTTTAGTAAAGCACTTAATTTTTGATTTGAGAAGTTTGCCATTGTTTCATTAGCACTTTGTAATTCAGTTATTGTAACTGGTTTTGCAATTTCAGTTAAAGCATTTACAATATCAGTTTTGATATTTTCATTTTCAACTTGATTTTTAGTTTGAGTTGATTTTGAGTTTTTTCTATCAAGTAAATCAATTTCATGTTTTAATCCTTCAATGATTTCAACATTTACATTTTCAATATTTTCAAGTAATTCGATTGCTCCTGCAAAGATTTGTTTTTTAGTCATTTTTTTGTTTTCCATAGTTATCAATTCCTTTCTTGTGGGGTTGCCACTTTAACTATTTTTTGTAATCTTTCTTGATTACACTTATATTTTATCATAAATAAGATTTGTTGTCAACTACTTTTTTTATTTTTTTTTGATTTTTTTTAAATCACTTTTTTAGTTGTTTCCTTTTCTTATTTACAATATAATTATAACAAATTCTTTTTAAAAAGTCAATAACTTTTTTAACTTTTTAAAATTGTTTCAATAGTATCAAATTCAGTTGTAAGATAATCACAACTATCTAATACTACATCTTCATTATAATACATTTCTTGTACTTTGTCAATGGCTTCTTTATAATTTTCTGCTTCAATTTCTACTTTTTTTTGTAATGTTTCAGTAATACAAATAATAAACTTTTCCATAACTTTTACCTCTCTTTCTTTATTACACTTATATTTTATCAAATTATTTAAAAAAAGTCAATAAAAAAAATAAAAAAATTTTAAAAAAATACTTGACACTTACTTGACATGTAAAGATCTGTCAAGTTTTGGGATTTTACTGTAAATTGACGTAAAGTTGACATGTCAAATCTTGTAAACTTGACATGTAAATTGACGCGTAAAACGGCGTGATCGCGGTCATCCGCGCGCCGCCAATTATACCACACTTTTTTACTTTTGTCAATACTTTTTTTAAAAAAAAATAAAAAAAATACAGGCGTCCCCGTATTTTTAAATACAACTTATTCCCGTCCGTTGTGTAGTTGCCAAACACTCCGCTTGTTAGACTTTTCCGCAATGTCTAACTCCCCGTCCGTAGGGTGCCCGGTGTAGCTTAGGGAGTACACATCCTGTGCTCGTTTAGTCGCACTCCACTACAACCCCAAATATTTTAACCGGCACGGGTTGTCAACCCGGTTTAGAGTTTTTGCGGAACCTCTAATTTAAAAGTTTTATAGGAGGTAATGGAGATTATAAAACTTTTAAATTAGAGGGGGAACTTTCGTTCCCTACTCTTATTTTGCAGAGAAATAAGATTTTTTCTTATCAGTAGTTTTTTCTACTTGACCACTCTCTACTAATTTTTTAAGTAAAGCACTTAATTTTTGGTTGCTATATTGTGCCATTTCTTCACTTGCATTTTGTAATTCAGTGATAGTCACAGGTTTAGCAATTTCTACAAGTGTACTAACGATATTTTCCATAATACCTTTGTTTTCTACTTGAGTTTTAGTTTCTTTAGAACTTGATTTTTTATTGCTTAATAGTTCTAGTTGATGGTCACAAAACTCAACTATTCTTGTGTCTTCAGCACATCTTTCTTTAATTAATTCATACATTTGTACTCTAGTCATTTTTTCCATAATATCAATCTCCTTTTCTTTTCAACAACTATTTTTTGTAATTAAGATTTCTTAACCTTTATTACATATTAATTATAACATTTTTATTTAAGTTTGTCAACAACTTTTTTATTTTTTTATAATTAATGTAATTAAGATTACTTTTCTTATTTACATTATAATTATAACATTTTTTTTATTTATTGTCAACAACTTTTTTTATTTTTGTTATAATTTTTTTATTTGTAATTTTTGGTTTCCTTTCTTATTTACATATTAATTATAACAAATATTTAAATAAAATGCAAGTATTTTTTTAAAAATTTTTTTTCTTAACAACGCACCCAGGTGTGTCGCGGCAACTGATCTGTTTGTTAGTTTTGGGAAAGTGTAAAATTTAAAAAATTTTTTCAAAAAAGTATTGACTTTTTTTCAAAGCTGTGGTATAATCAAAAAACGGCCTCCTCTCGTCCGGCCGCGCAGCGCCAAGTGTAAACTTTACATGTAAAGTATTTCCGCAATAAAAAAATACGCATTAAATTGCGTATTTTACTGCTTTTGCGTTAGCATTGCGACCATGTAATTTTTTGTTAGTTTTTCCCTTTGCTGCTAAGTTTTGAGCAGTTCTAATGAATTGTGCTGCGTTTTTGTCTACAACTACTTTTGCTATTGTTTTTCTTTTTGCCATAATAATCAACTCCTTATCTTTTGAGGTGGCAACCTCTTTCTTTATTACATTTATATTATAACACCTTTTAGGTGGAATTGTCAATAGTTTTTTTAGAAAAGTTGCAATTAAGCAACATTTTCTAATTCAACTAGATTTGGAATTCTCCAACAAGCACGATTTATATTTCTTGCCATTTTTTTATGTTGTTTGAAACACCAAGCCATTATTTTTGCCTCAATTCTTGTATCTTCAAGTCCTGTGTGTTCTTCTTGAAAATCAATGTCCATAATATAAGAATAAACTCTTTCAGCATTTGTTATTAAGTTGCCATTTGCATTTCTTATATTTTGTTTTTGGAATGTTTTTTGTAAGCATAGTGTTTGACAAGCCATGTGCCAAATACAGCAAACTTTTGTTCCATAAGGGAAGAAATATCTAACTTTTGATTTTGTAACATATCTTATTGTTTTATTTAAAGCATTTAAATCAAAATTAGCATTATAAGCATAAACTTCATTGATATTATATTTTTCCATAACTTCTCTAATAAGTTTTTTTGCTTGTAATATTCCAATTCTTTCACGACTACCTTTTTCTAATTCTTCATAATATTTTGGTAGTTTTTCGTGATAGTATGCACTTTGCATTAAATCACTTTCTTTATCAAATATGTTTGTAATAACTTTTGAATAACTTTCATATTCGTTACCTTCTTTATCATAAACCCCAAACCCTAAATCATAAACTAAGGCATCTTCACTCATATTTGCAGTTTCAACATCTAATACTATAACATATTTTTTTCTTCTATCAATTTTTTTAATCATAATTTTTATCTCTCTCTTTCTTTATTACACTTTAATTATATCAAATAACTAAAGCATTGTCAACAACTTTTTTCATTTTTTTTAGAAATTGTAAGGTTATTTTTCAACCTTACAACTCCACCAAATGTCACCATCTTTTGTATAGTGTTCAACTAGATTTTCTTCACTACCACAACGAGCGATTGCTCTTTCTTTTTCGTGTTGGTCTTGTAGTGCTAATAATTTAAAACAACCAACCATTCCTAATATTAATACTCCAAAAAATAATACATTTGCGATTTTTTCTTTCATTTAAATCAACCTCTTTCTTTCTTTCTTTATCTTACATACTTATTATACACCCATAGCAAAACATTGTCAACACTTTTTTTAAAACTTGTAAAAAAAATTTTCACTTTACAACAACGTACCCAGGTGTATCGTAAAAAGATCTTGAGTTTCAGGAAGTGTAAAATAAGTGTAAAATTTGCAAAAACCCCTTGACAAAATCCTAAGACTGTGGTATAATAAAAAAATCGTTTCGCAACGGTCAGGCGCGAAACGACGAGAAGAGAGTAGAGAAGAGTAGGGGAGTTAAAAAAAATTTTTTTACACTACTCTACTTTTTAATTGACACATCTACTCTATCTTAACCTTGCTAAAACCCTTGATTTATAAGGATTTCCGCACTATCTACTTTACACAATAGGCTTTTGAACTTGACAGAATAGGCGATAGGGGAGTGGTAGGGGAGTACCCTAACCCACTCTCCCCTACCCTACCCTACCCTTTCGTGTAAACTAAGTGTAAAGTAACAATGTAAAATTATGTAAAGAAAAACTCAAAACCCTATTCCCACGCAAAAAACGTCGCGTGCCGCTCATGCACGCGACGTCAAAAAAAGCAAGAGTTTTTGTTTCTTTTTTTAAAAAAGAAAAAGTGTCAACTTGACACTTTTTAAACATACTTATTGTAAATACTTGTAACACTTGGCACCCAATCTTTATTAACATTTTGAGTATCATTTTTAGCACCAACAGGGCAATACTTAGCACCAATTTTTTCAATAGTATTTAAACCTTTACCAAAATAATTTGTTGCTAATAAGTTTACAAAACCTTCAAGTCCTTCTTCAAAAGAAGAATAACTTTTTAAACCATTAGAACCCATTACCCCACCAAAGTTATTTTTTGTAGTGAAAGCATTTGATTTCCACCAACCAGTTTCGTGTGCACTTATTGAAACAACTATTGTTGCTTGTTCGTGTGTTAAACCTTTTTCAGTTGCTTTTGCGTAAATCTTACAAGCAGTTTCTTGTGTAAAATTACATTTTTTAGTTTCAACAACTTTTGTTGGTTCTTCTTGTTTAGTTGTTTCTTTTTCAGTTTCAACTATTGTTTTTTCTTCTTCAATAGTTTCAACTTTTTCAACAACTTTTGTTGTTTCTTCAACATTTAAAGCATTGGCATTTTCACTTGGAAAAATATTTACAACACTTAAAATTGATAAACCAACTAAAACATAAATTGTAATAACTTTTGCAAGTCTTGGCATTTTCATAAATAATTTAGCAATTAAATTATTTTTTGCTTTTTCTATTATGTAAAGTATTGTTAGTATTGACTTAATCATAGTTAGTAGTGCTCTTATTATAAGTATTAACATTTTTTTAATCATTCTAAATTCTTTTTTCATTTTTAATCAACCCTTTTCTTATCTTTATTACATTATTATTATAACATTTTATTTTTTATTTGTCAATAGTTTTTTTTATTTTTTTTAATTATTTTCATAGTATTCAATTAAATCTTTATCAAGATTTTCTTTTAACCATTTTATTATTCTTAACATTTTAATCACTTCCTTTATCTATCTTACACTATTATTATACACCCTAAATAAAACCTTGTCAATACTTTTTTTAAAAATTTTTTATTAAATTTTTACTTGACACTTTTAGTGTAAAGTTTTGGGAATGTAAACAAAAGTGTAAAATTGCAAAAAAAATGCTTGACAAAATTGCGGGTAGTGTGGTATAATAAAAAAACGGCACGCTCCTGCCGCCTGCGTGCCGTTGTGTCAAGTAAGTGTAAAATAAAAAGATTATTGACAAATAATCTTTTCTTCAAATAAAGCAATTACCTTTTCAGCAGTTGTATACTTATTAGTTGCTATTCCAAACACTGATTTATTATTTACTGAAATAGTAAGATAACAATTGTTTGATAAATAAGTTCCTGCTCTTTCAAACCTCTCATCTAAATATTTATTAATTTTAAAAATCTCATTCATTCTCATTTTTAACACCCTTCCTTTATTACACTTTAATTATACCATTTCTATTTGCTATTGTCAAGTTATTTATTTAAATTATTTTACATAATATTTATTAATAATTATTTAATAATAGTTTTTATTTTATTTATTTATTAGTTAACCAATAAAAGAGTTAGTGTCTTACTAACTCTAGTTATTATGTTATTTAATTTTAAGGCTATCCATTTAGATTGTTTAAGGGTAAGGAATCCGATTCGGATTCAGGTATGCTATGGGTTGCGGAAGTAATTGGCAAAGATATTTTATTAAGCAACCATTTCCGCAATTCTTCGTAAGTCTTTTAATTCTTTGCCTTTCCATTTCTTTGTACTATTGTCTGAAACTTTTGTTATTCTTTTAATTCCTTTTCCTCCAAAAGTTTCCCATTCAATTAAGTTCTTTGTGTAATCATCTAATAACAAACATTCTTCATTTATTGTCATTGAATATTTGTCTTCAATTACTTTTGCTTTGTTTTGTCCTAATCTACAAATTGTTATGTTTTCTTTTCTAATGTTTGGCAAAAACTTTTCTAACCAAATCATTTTGTCTTTGTCTGCCTGCTCATTTGGTGATGCTGAAATAACAAACACTTGATTATTCAATGCTAATTTATTGACTTCTTCAACACCTTTGTATGCTCCCAAATTAGCGAAGAAACCAACCTCATTATCAAATCTCTCTAAAGCATTTCTTACATTAAACTTTGCTATTGTCCCATCTAAATCTACAAATAATTTTTTCATTCCTACCAATTCCTTCTTCTTTATTTCTTTACATTATTATTATAACTCTCTAATTACTTTTTGTCAATAGTTTTTTTATTTCTTTTTAATTATTTTATTACTTTATTTGTTCTTTTATTTATTTATTTTATTTATTATTTTATTATTTTATTTGTTTTTATTATCATTGAAACAAACTTTTATTTGTTTGCTTCAATGATTGATTTACTATACTTACTTAATACAATTCCATTAATTACTAATGTAATAATTAATGCTAAAGCAATTTTATCGTAAATTGGATTTTCTAAAATATTATCAATGGTCATTGCAAAGAATGCAATAATAATAAATTCAACGCTAACTAATAAATTTTCTACCCAACTTTTTAAATAAACTTTTTTCATTTTTAATCAACCTCTTTCTTTATCTATCTTACATTATTATTATAACATCCTAATAGATTATTGTCAATAGGTTTTAGGAAAAAATGTTAAAAAATTTTTATTAGACTTTACGTAAACAAAAAGTTGGTTGACACTTACTTGACAGTAAAGCGGTGCGCAACGAGCGCCTGCGCACCTAAGATATTATAAATATCTTTTGATAATAATTGCAATCATTAAAATGCTTTTATTAAAAAAGTATTATTAATTATTTATACCACATAGTTAATTAATTATTCTTTTGTGCCAACCCCTGTCATTCGGTAGGGTACTTTAAAAAAACTTGATCGCTACCAAACGTACTAGTAGGTGACTAGGTAGGGGGTATCTTTCGGGAAAAATTTTTTTTATTTTATAAAAATGAGTTTGGTCTCGTCCAAAAAATCTCCAAATCATTTTTTATTTTCTAAAAACGGTTTGTCGGAAAATCTCCAAATTACGATTTATAGAAAATTACTTTTATATTTTACCTATCCAAAATACCATCGTCCTCATAATCGTAATAGTTCTATAAAAAACAATAATAAATCTATCAATCCTAAACTACATACAGTCATGCATGCAATCCAATAGCATCTACAAATCTTATCATACCATTTTAATTCTTTAAATACATTATCTATTTTCCAGCATCCTCTAACAATTACCGCAAATGTTAAAATTATCCACAATATTCTTAAAATCATTATTTCTCCAATCCAGCCATTTCCATAGCTTGCGCTCTTAATTTTTTATCGATTTCCGCAAATTTTTCTTCGCCCATTAAGTGCACTAACACCACTTGCGCCAACAAATTACAATAGCATACTAAAAATTTATATTTCTTTATCTCCTCTTGCATTTTGATCCTCCTCTATTTTCTCAAATCTAAATCCAAAAAATAATTTATACATTATCTTCTTAAATCAACTATACTTTATATATGTAAAAACAGTTAGTGCGGTGGGACCGTCTATGACGATTTTAGACGAGGGCTTCTTCTTTTGATCGTACTCTGTGGGAGCAAGAGTAGCTCAAATCATATTGTTTTCTTCCATACGATAAACCTCTTTTCTTATTTCTATAAATATTATAACAAAAATTTTTATTAAAATCAATCAAAGATGCGGAAATCGGACTTGACAAAAAATTTTTTTTGTGGTAAAATATAAGTAGAAAAGGTCAAAGATAATTAAGAAAGGATAAGCGGAAACATGGAACAAGAACAAGAAAAAGAAACTCAAATTGTAAAATTAGATTATACATTGAAAACAGCTGCGGAAAGAGCTGAATTTGTATCTAATTTACCTCAAGAGCAATTAAAAAATAAAAAATATTTAGAATACTTAGCTGATTATATAGTAACCGCTATGACCGCCGAAGAAAAAAAGAAAAAAGAAATATTAACAGATAATAGATTAGTAACAATAAATAAAAGAGAAACATCATACCAAGGATTAGTAAGTAAATTTGAAAATGGCGAAGATGGTATATATAATTTAATTATAAATGATAAAAATGTATTATTAACACCAAAAGTTAGTATTACAGAAAAGGATGTTGCGGAAATCCCTGACTTGAAGCTATTGAAAGATAGTATCCAAGCCGTAGAAAAGATGGAACAAAAAGCATTTGGAAAAAGAAGATTTAATCTTAAAAAACAATTAATTGAAATGCATCAAGAGCAATATCTAATTAAAAATAATGTAAAACAAACTACAATGTCTACAGCATCAAATGGAAATGGCGGAGGTCTTTTACACGGTTTTTCAAAAATGGATTTAGGAGAAGAAATTACAATAGATGAAGATGGAGAGCCAAGAAGCACTTGTCTAATAAACTTTTTTAATCATGAACATATTTCTGCATTACTTTGCAATTATTCTGGTTTAAAAGAAGATTGCGATGGAAAAGTAAATAGTGATGCATATTATATGATGATGGATTTAGATAACTTGATTGCGGAAACCCTTGAAAATGATTACCCGTTATATTATAAATTATTAATTTATAAGATTGACGGAAAACAAAATAATGAAATTCAAGAATTATTATTTAATGAGTTTGGTGAAACTCATTCTGTTGAATACATTTCATCATTATGAAGAAATAAAATTCCTAAATTAATTGCGGAAAGAGCTAAAGAAAGATATTTAATGTGGCATTTTACCTATAAAGAAAAAGGAAAATGAAAGACATGTTCTAGATGTGGAGAAGTTAAATTAGCAACAAATAGATTCTTCTCAAAAAACAGTACATCTAAAGATGGATGGTATTCAATTTGTAAGAAATGCAGAAATGAAAAAAGCGCGGAAATGCGTAAAAAGAAATAGGAGGTGTTTGAATGGCACAAAAATTATGCCAAAAGTGTGGAAAAATGAGAGATGAAGATCTTAAGTTCTATACTTATAAAAATGGTGAAAAAACCGAAATGTGTAAAGATTGTTTAACAATGCACATAGATAACTTTGATGAAAACACTTTCTTGTGGCTATTGCAAAAAATGGACGTTCCTTATGTCCCTGAAGAGTGGAATTCATTAAGAGATAAAGCATTTGCAAAAAATCCTAATTTAAATGGAATGTCTGTATTTGGAAAATATATTTCCAAAATGAAATTAAAACAATGAAAAGATTATGGATGGAAAGATACAGAGAGATTAAATGCATTAAATAGAGAAAGAAGAGAGATTCAAAGCACAGAAAGACAAGCGTATGAGGATTCTATTAAAGAACAGTTTGAAGCTGGAGAGATATCAGAAGCTGAATATAAAACAATGACTAGCACGATTTCTCAATATAATGAGTACATTTCAAGACCTATCACACAACCAACTGAAACATTAGCAGATAGATATTTTAATGAAAGTTCTCAAATGTTACACAACGAAATGGATAGTGCGGTTGCGCAATTAACGCAAGATGATAAATTATATTTAGCTATGAAATGGGGAGCTCTATATCAACCACAAGAATGAATTTCATTGGAAAAGAGTTATAATGAAATGATGCAATCTTTTGATATTCAAGATGCAGATACTATCAATACACTTATACTATTGTGTAAAACAAATTTAAAAATGAATCAGTCGCTAGATGCAAATGATGTTGAAGGATATCAAAAACTAGCAAAAGTATCTGAAAGTTTGAGAAAATCAGCTAAGTTTACAGCAGCACAGAATAAAGAAGAAAAAAGTGATTATGTAGACTCTGTTGGTGAACTAGTTGCGATGTGTGAAAGAGATGGATTCATCCCTAGATTCGCTACTGAAATACCTCAAGATAAAGTTGATTTAACACTTAAAGATATGAAAGGTTATTTATATAAATTAGTTACTCAAGATTTAGGTTTTGGACAACAAATAGAAGATGCATTAAAGAAAATTCAAATTCAAAAAGAGATGAATGAAAGAGAAGAAGATCTTCTATCAGATGAAGATAAGACAGAAGAATTAATTGATAAAGATTATGAAGAATTTTATAATAGCGTTGAAGCTCAAAGAGAGCAAGATGCGGAAATGAGTGATGAATAATGGCTTTAAAAGAATTAATGGAATTATCTACCATTTCTGGAAAAAAGCAAGGTTTATCTGAGGAACGTATTAATGCGGTGAAGCCGATTATAAGAGAATATATCGCGTACTGGAGAGAATACCCTGATATGTTTGTAGAATTTTTATGTGGAAGCAACCCTGAGAATTTCTCACTTTTCTTTTATCAACGTGTATTCTTAAGAGCTGTAATGCGTCATAGATATGCATACGCAACTTTTCCTCGTGCTTATTCAAAATCGTTCCTTTCAGTGCTTATTTTAATGCTTCGTTGTGTGCTTTATCCAGGCGCACACTTGTTCGTTACAACAGGTGGAAAAGAACAAGCTGCGGGAATTGCTAGAGAAAAAGCAGAAGAACTTTGTAAGTTAATCCCTGGATTAAAAAACGAAATAGACTGGTCAAGAGGTGCAACAAAAGCTTCTAAAAATGAAGTTGAGTATAGATTTAAAAATGGTAGTAAATTAGACATTATCGCTGCTCAACAATCATCTCGTGGTAAGCGTGCTACAGGTGGTTTAATGGAAGAGTGTATCTTGATAGACCAAACATTATTAAATGAAGTTATTATACCTACAATGAACGTTGACCGCCGTTTACCAGATGGTACACATAGAGAAGATGAAACTATTAATAAAAGCCAAATCTATGTTACCACTGCCGGATGGAAAAACTCATTTGCGTATGAAAAACTTATCCAACTTTTAATACAAGAAATTACAGAACCTGGTTCTTCTATTGTATTAGGTGGAACATGGCGAGTACCAGTTATGGAAAAATTATTGCGTAAATCATTTATTGATGAACTTAAATTAGATGGTACTTATAACGATGCATCTTTTGCTCGTGAATATGAATCTGAATGGAGCGGAGATGCGGAAAATGCATATTTCTCTGCAGAGCGATTTGATAAATATAGAGTTTTATTACAACCTGAATATGAATATAGCAATAGAAGTTCAAAAAGTGCCTATTATGTACTTGGGATAGACGTTGGTCGTAAAGGATGTACATCCGAAGTTTGTGTATTTAAAGTAACGCCGCAAGCTCAGGGAGCATCACTGAAGACTCTTGTTAATTTATATACGTGAGATGAAGAGCATTTTGAAGCTCAAGCAATTAATATTAAGAGATTATACTATAAATATAAAGCTAGACAAGTTGTAATAGATGCTAACGGTCTTGGTATTGGTTTAGTTGATTTTATGGTTAAAGACCAAATTGATCCAGAAACTGGAGACTTATTACCAAATTTTGGCGTTACAAACGATGATGATAATTTCTATAAGAAATTTAGAACTGCAGACACGGAAGTTGATGCTATGTATTTAGTTAAGGCAAACGCGCCAATTAATACTGAAGCACATACTTATGTACAAACTCAATTATCGAGTGGAAAAATTCATTTCTTGATTGATGAAGGTCAAGCAAAAATTAAACTAATGTCAACAAAAATGGGTCAAGCCATGGATAATGATAAGAGAGCTGAATATTTAAAACCATTTACATTAACTACAATTTTAAGAGAACAAATGCTTAATCTTGTAGAAGAAAATGAAGGTGTTAATATTATATTAAAACAATCTTCAAAAGGTATCAAAAAAGATAAATTCTCTGCTTTTGAATATGGATTATATTATGTTAAGCAAGAGGAAGATAAGAAAAAAAGAAGAAAGAAAAGAAATATTGCGGATATGATGTTCTTCACTTCATAATTTCGGCTGTTTTTGGACAATTTTAGCCCATCAGATTGGCACGAAATTAATATAAATATAGAAATATTTGAGTAAAAATATTTTAAAGAAGTATATCATATCTTCGCTAATTTAGGAGGCAAAGAATGAGAGCAAGTAGAGGAGAAATAAAAATAGAAGAAGTACTGCAAAGAGCAGGTCTTGCTTTTGAAGAAGAGTATTCATTTCCTGATTTGGTTAGTTCTAGCGGACATCCACTAAGATTTGATTTTGCGATATTTGATGATGAAGGAAATTTAGATTTTTTAATAGAATATCAAGGTATCCAACATTATGAAGCAAAGAGTAAATTTGGTGGTTATAGCGGATTAAAAAAACAACAATATAATGATATGAAAAAAAGAGTGTATTGCGCAAATCATAATATTATTTTAATATGTATTCCTTACACAGATGAAGGAAGAATAACCTATGACTATATTATGCAAGCCTACTATTCTCTTGGCGGTTATTAGTTCATTATTGACAAATATGAAATTTTATGATATACTAAATAAGAGAAATAAAGAAAGGTGAGGTGTCTATTTTGATAAACAGAAAAGAAGAAATTAAGAAAAAAGGTTTTTCAATACAATTAGCAAGTGACACCGAAAACACAATAAATCCTTTTGAAGCAGTTGACTTTTCAAAGATAAAGGTTGGTGCAAAAACTTTAGAAGATGCAGTAATTACTTTAGGGAATTATTCAAAAGTAGATAAAACATTATCTGATAAAACTGAAGTTTTAAAAGCAATTAATAACGGAGATTATAGTAAAATGAGAGAAATCTCTGAGTTTTATTATAAAACAAGTGGTATCTATTCAAGAATTTGTAAATATATGGCATACCTTTATAGATACGATTGATTAGTAACACCTTATATCAATGACGAAACAGCAAAAACAAATGACAAAGTTTTAGAAAAATTTTATGATGTATTATTATATTTAGATAACTTTGAAGTTAAGCGTTTCTTTGGAGAAGTTGCTTTAAAGGTAATTAAGTATGGTTGTTATTATGGTTATATTATTCCAACTGTAAAAAGACCAACTATACAAGAATTACCACCAAATTATTGTCGTTCTAGGTTTACTGTTAGCGGACGTCCTGCTATAGAATTTAATATGAGATTCTTTGATGATAAGTTTAAAGATGCTGCGCAAAGAATGAAAATGTTAAATTTATTTCCTCAAGAATTCAAAAAAGGGTATATTCTTTATAAAGAAGGAAAATTACTTCCTCAATTTCCAGGAGATACTCAAGGTTGGTATTTATTAGAGCCAAAAAATACAGTAAAATTTAATATGAATGGGGAAGATTTCCCAGCATTTATTTCTGTTATTCCTGCAATCATTGACTTAGATGCTGCGCAAGATTTAGACAGAAAGAAAATGGCTCAACAATTATTAAAAATTATAATTCAAAAAATGCCATTAGATAAAAATGGAGACTTGGTATTTGATGTTGATGAAGCTCAACAATTACATAACAATGCTGTAAGAATGTTAAGTAAGGCAATAGGAATTGATGTTTTAACTACTTTTGCTGATGTTCAAGTTGAAGATATGGCAGATGGTAATACAAATGCATCAACAGATGACTTAGAAAGAGTTGAAAGAGCGATTTATAATGAAGCCGGAGTTTCACAAATGCAATTTAACACTGATGGAAATATTGCTCTTGAAAAATCAATTTTAAATGATGAAGCTTCAATGTATAATTTAATACAACAATTTGAAGCATTTTTAAATTACTTAATCGATAAATTTAATCAATCACCAAAAAAATATTATTATAGAGTACAAATATTAACTACTACAATATATAACTATAAAGAGATGGCAAAACTTTATAAAGAACAAATGCAAGTAGGTTTCTCAAAAATGTTACCACAAGTTGCACTTGGTCAATCTCAAAGTTCTATATTAGCTAATGCATACTTCGAAAATGATGTATTAGATTTAATTAATGTATTCATACCACCACTAATGTCAAGTACTATGAACGCGGAAGCTCTTGCTATGACAGGAAATAGAGAGGCTAAAAAATCTTTAGGCGAAAGCGATTCTGAAGGTGGTAGACCTACAAAAGAGTCTCAAGGGGAATCAGTATCAGAAAAGACGATCCAAAACAAAGAAAGTCAAAATTAAAAAAATTAGGACAAAAATAAATAATAAAAAACCACGATTATTTAAAGAATAATATGAGTGGAAGGAAAAATTATTAAAGAAAGGATAGGATGAGATTTATGATGCATCAATCAATTGCAACAATTGATTCTCCTGAGTTTATTAATTTACAACCGCTAGAAATTAATCCACTTATGAGTAGCTGTGAAATAAAAGTAATGTATCTTGGCGAAAATAGAAACCACAGTTATATCACTAAAGACGTAGCTACTGAGATGGCAAAAACTCTTAGAGGAGCTCCAATTGTTGGATACTACAGAGAAGAGAAACAAGACTTCGCAGATCACGGAGAAAAAATAATCTTCGATGACGAAGGTATTAAATTTGAATGTATGACAAAACCTTATGGATTTGTCGCTCCAGATGCAAAAGTTTGGTTTCAAAAATTTGAAGATACAGATGAATTTGGAAATAAAACTACTAGAGAATATCTAATGACCACAGGGTATTTATGGACAGGTCAATACGAAGAGTGTAAATCAGTAATAGAACAAGGAAAACCACAAAGTATGGAACTTGATGAAGAAAATTTAAATGGACATTGGTCAACAAATACTAATACTGGTATGGATTTTTTCATTATAAACGATGCGATATTTTCAAAATTATGTATCTTAGGTGATGATGTAGAACCTTGCTTTGAAGGCTCAAGCATTACCGCACAAGAAGTAAGTACATCATTCACTAAAATAGATGAGAGTTTTAAGAAAACATTGTATACTATGATGCAAGATTTAAAATTTGCATTAGAAGGAGGACAAAACATGGAATTAGAAGAAACAGTTGTTACAACTGAAAATGAATCTATCGTTGAAGTTGTTGAAGAAAAAGAAATTTCTGAAGAAATGGTCAATGAAGAACAAACTGTTTTAGCAGAAAGTGAAGATTCTATAGAAGCCGAAACTAATGAAAATTTTACAGCTTCTGAATCTACAGAAGAAGTAAAAACTACATTTGAAGATGGCAGTGATAGCTCAGATTCAGAAGAATCTAGCGAAACTGATTCTACAGAAGATACAACAAGCGAAAATTCAGAAGATTCTGAAGAAGATAGTACTGACTCTAATGAAGAAGAAAACGCACCAATCGCTTTAGCTTCAGAAGAACCAACAGTTGCTGGTGAAGATGAAGAAACTGAAGAAGAAGTTCAAGAAATTATTGAAAACACTTCAGATAAAAACGATACTAAAAAAGTTTTCGAATTAGAAGAAGAATTATCTAATTTAAAAGCTGCATATTCTGATTTAGATAGCAAATATCAAGCTCTTGTTGAATTTAAACAAGAAGTTGAAAATGAAAAGAAAGACGCTTTAATTAAAAGTTTCTATATGTTATCAGATGAAGATAAAGCAGAAGTTATCGAAAACAAAGCTAACTATTCTTTAGAAGAAATTGAAAGCAAACTTTCGGTTATCTGTGTAAGAAAGAAAGTAAACTTTGATAAAGAAGAAGATAACAAACAAGTAGAAGAAGAAAAAGTTATGACTTACACTCTAGATGGAGATATGGCTTCTACATTGCCAGCATGGTTAAGTATGGCAAAACAAATTAGAGATAGTAAGAAATAAGATAAATATAAGGAGGAAAAAACAATGGCTACAATTAGTAGAAAAGGTTTTGGTCAAGTTGAACCAAATCATTTATCAGCTCAAAGAACTGCTCAAAGCTATGCACAATTACCTTGTGATAGTTCAATTAAAGTTCTTGAAAACGGACAATTCGTTAAATATGATTTAGCTGCAGGAAAAGTTGCTTTAACAGGTAACGGAGAATATATGTTAGTATTCAATGAAGTTAAATTATATGAAGACAGAGAAATGTACAAAGACTTCGCATTAAAAGCTGACGACGCTGTTGACGGAGTTATCGTACCAAGAGTATTAAAAACAAATATAGGAGATATTTACACAACTAACTGTGTTGGTGGTGCAGTAGCATCTAAAGATGGTTCTTATGTTGGAATCGCATTAGTAGAAGGAGACTTATTAAAAGTTGACGCTACAGGATATTTAGTAAAAGCAAGTGCATTAGCAGACGCAGATATGATTTGGCAAGTTGCTAAAGTTTATACAATGGCAGATGGTCAACCAGCTGTAAAAATCGTAAGAGTTAAATAAGAGGAGGATAGAGAGATATGGCATTAAATAGAAATGATTTAGTTACTTTAGCTAAGACTGTTGCAAGCGCAAACCCAACTTCTCAAGTTGCTTACTCTTTCGGAGAAGAAAAATTCAGTTACTCTGATTTAAATGAAACTTTAAGAAGTGAATTAAAAGAATTAGCAGGTACTTATAGTTTATATAGAGAAAATAAAAACACAATCTTCAGTTTAATCGAAGAAACAATCGATGATGTTTTACCAGCAAGAGTATTAGAACAATACGGACAATTCGCTGAAATTAAAATATATGCTCAAGGAGATAAACCAGTATTTACACAAAAAATTACTTCAGCTGCAAGAAGACGTGCAAAACAATTTATCACTAAAGTTGGTTTAGCAGGTGTTTATGAAGTATTCAAATTAGATGGTAAATCTTATGAAGTTAAAACTGAAGCATTCGGTGGAGCTGCTCAAATCGGATTCGAAGAATTCTTAGATGGTAGAGTAGATTTCGCTGATGTATTAGACATCGTTATGGAAGGATTAGATGAAGCTATTTACTTAGAAATCGAAAAAGCATTAGTTGCATCTATCAACAACTTACCAGCTGCTAACTATTTATCATTCAATGGTTTCGATGAAGATACTATGGATAAATTAGTTTCTGTTGCAGATTCATATGGAAAATCAACAATTTATTGTACTTATGAATTCGCTACTACAATGATCCCAGATGCAGGATGGAGATCAAACGAAATGAAAAATGAAAGATATAATAACGGTTACTTAGCTAACTACAAAGGACACAAAGTTATCGTATTAAATCAATCATTTACAGATGAAACAAACGCTACTAAAGTTATCGATCCAAAATATGCATGGATTATTCCTACAGGAGCTGAAAAACCTGTTAAAATCGCATTTGAAGGACAAACTTGCGTTAGAGAAGTAGAAAGCAACGCTGACTGGTCTAGAGAAATTCAAGTTTACAAAAAACTTGGTGTTGGAACATTAATCACAAACAACATTTGTGTTTATGAAAACAAAGATTTAACTAAATAATTTTAAGAAATTAGGAAGTTATTTTTAGGGAAGGCATTAATAGAATATTGTTCTTAGAGGCAATAGCGATATTTGCCTTCCCTGTTTTTTTATTATATAAAACAAGGAGAGAAAAGGAGATATAAATATGTTACAAGATAAAGATTTAGTAAAAGTTACTAATAGAGGAACAGGAAAAGTAGGTTATAAGGTTCAAGACTTAAATATTAGAAGAATTTATGAACCAAAAGAAACAAAAGAAGTTACTATGGAAGAATTAAGAAAATTATCTTATAGTATTGGCGGAAGTGCTTTAATTAGAGATAATTTAATTATTAGAGATGAAGAAGCTGTAAGAGAATTAATTCCAGATGTAGAACCTGAATATTATTATGAAGAAGAAGATGTTAAAAATCTATTAATCAAAGGTTCTTTAGATGAATTATTAGATTGTTTAGATTTTGCACCAGAAGGAACTTTAAATTTAGTTAAAAAAGTTGCAGTTGAAATTGAATTAAATGATGTTCAAAAAAGACAAGCAATTTTTAACGCATTAGGATTTAATGTTACTAATGCAATTGAAAATTCAAGAATGGACGAAGATGAAGTTCAAGAAGAACAAAAAGTAAGAAGGGCTGCTTCTAAAAGTAGTACGCCAGCTACACCAGGAAGAAGAGCTGCAGTTACAACACCTACTCCAAAAAGTAACTACAAGATTGTAAATAAAAAATAATGAAACGAGGAGGTGTAATATGGACATAATAACTACTACACCTTTTTCTATTATCTATGATAGTTTTCTTAGCAAAATTACAGATGATATGTACATGGAATTAGATGAAACTCAAACTATGGGTATGTTAGAAGAATTATTAAAAACTGCCATGTATAAGTTTGAATTTCCGCGTTTTAATATTCATGACTATGAAGAAAGCTACATAGAAGATGAAGGTACTTATGAAGGTATGGAAAGCGATAATGCAGAAGTAAAAGCATATATCTATGGCGGAGGATGCTTCAATGCCGCGTTAACGCAAGAAGAAGTAGAAATATTATCAACATATATGGTCGTTGAATGGTTAGGACAACAATTGGCTAGCGTAGAAAATGTTAGAATGAAATATAGTGGTTCTGATTTTAAATTTACATCTCAAGCTAATCACATGGCAAAAATATTAACGCTAAAGAAAGATTACGAGAGAGAGGGATTCCATTTACAAAGACTATATAAAAGAAGAAAGCTTGATGATGAAGGCTTCATTAAATCTACTTTTGATAGTATAATGGAAAGGAGTAATAGAGATGTTGATTTATAATATAGAATTTAGTAATGATGCAATTATTTCTAATTTAAAAAGATTAATAAATCAAATTTATAAATTATTACCTTGTCGTGAGGAAAACACAGACTGGGAAACTCCTCTTGATACTATTATAGAAGAATTATTAGGAATGAGTAAATTAATTCCTAAACAACATGAATTATTATTTTCTTTATTATGTAAATTACAAGGATTAAAGGAATTAACAAGTGAAGAAGATTTTGGTTTATATAGAAGAATCTTATTTGATTGTTTAAATATTCTTTCAAAAATAAGAGAAAACATAGTAGAGGAGGCATAATATGGAAGGTTTAGATAATTTAAAAACAAGACTTAATTATGCCGGTGGAAAAAGTCAACAAGTTCGTATGAACGAAGATAAATTAAAAAGCTTAAAGAAAGCACTATTATATTCATACCAAGCTGCAACCGCAATTCTTGCAGATGGAAGAGAATTTAGATGTTTAATAAATCCAGATAAATTAAAAAATGAATATGATATGAAAATTATATCAATACCTTTTGAAGATATTTGTTTAAACCAAAAAAGAATTGGAAAAACAACTGATGGTATTGAAGAAATAGGCATGACCGCAGGTGACGTGTTCACTTGGAAGGAAACAAATACAGATTGGCTTGTTTACCTTCAAAGATATGAAGAAACTGCATACTATAGAGCGGAAATCCGCAGATGTAGATATGAAGTTGAAATTAATGATACAATATATAAAGTTTACGCATCTGGCCCTTCTGAAGATAGAATTGATTGGAGAAAAATTAGTAACACACTCCATAATGAATTAAATTATACATTAGAAATGTATATAACTAAAAATGAAGAAACAGAAGAATATTTCCATAGATTTAATAAAATTAAATTAAATGGAAAGCCTTGGGATATTGAGGCTGTTGATAACATGAATCTAGATGGTGTAATTATAGTTGCTCTTAGAGAAGATTATAGTAACACTATTGAAGAAGAAGTTGAAAAAGAAAAGAAAGAAAATCAACCTATTCCTCCTGAGCCAAGTATTATATATATAGATGGAGAAACATCTGTATATCCTTATGATGAAAAAACTTATCAAATTATAGGAACTGATAATGGTATATGGTCTATAGATAATTCAAAAGATAAGATTATAGATCAAACAGAAGAAAAAGTAACTGTTTATATAGACAGTGGCAAGAGTGGAAACTTTGTATTAAAATATATTAGAGAGGATACAGATGATATTGAATTATCTGTTACTATAAACTCTCTATAGGAGATAAAGGAGTAAGATATGAAAAGAGATGTAGCGACTAATAAGTTTAATTCTTCTTTTCTATCTTGCGAAAAAGATATTGAAACAATTTTAAAAAAATTATTTATTCAAAGTAAACCTTATAGTGATATACTAAAAAGATTATTAGTAATAAATACAAAAGATTGTTTGGATAATACTGATAGCAAGGTAATAGAAGAAAAACTTAAAGAAATGAGTTTACCAAAATTAATTCAAGAAGGATATATAAAATTAGCACCAAAAATTGAAATGCCAGAACATGAAGAAATCAAAGCATATATTATTATGTCTTGTGATAATTATACTATGAATGAAACAAACCCACAATTTAGAGATTGTACTGTAAACTTTGATATTATTTGTCATACAGATTATTGGTACTTAGGAGATTACCGCATTAGACCTTTAAAAATAGCGGGTTATATTGATGGTATATTAAATGAAACTAGATTGTCTGGAATTGGAACTTTTAATTTTCTTGGATGTAGCGAATTAATTTTGAATGAAGAGTTATCTGGATACACTTTATCTTATAGAGCTGTCCACGGTAGCGATGATTCAATACCACGCGACTAATCTAATGGTATTAAATGATTTATTATTGCTTTCTGGTAATGATATACCTTTTATAGAAGCGGAAATGACAATTCATCAACCTACTATAAAAGAAATTGCGTATCTTGGTGAAGATAATTTCTTTTCCGGATGCCAAATGCTTAACTTTTCTAAAAATCTTTTAAGCGAAGAGGACAAAGTTAATTTAGAAAGTCAAAGCAATTTTGATATATTAATAGCAATACTAGGAGAGCGAAATGCGGTAATGCAAAAAAATAGGAATTGCACATTAATGGTTCTAGCCCTATTATTTCCTGAATATCAAATAGCAATCACTAAAGATTCATTTGAATTTAAAAAGGAAAATGAGAAACACCATATAGATAATAGTAATTTTGAGGAATTCAAAAGTATTATTAATCAAATTTTTCAACTTACATCAAAAGATGATCCCGCTAATGTTAACCCAAGTGGAGAGATGGCAAAAAGAATAGCTGAAAAGTTACAAAGACGTCATCAAAAATTAGCAGAACAAAAAGGGGAGAAAAAAGTTGATATACTGAGCAGATACGTTTCTATTTTAGCTGTTGGGGAGAATAAAGATATGAATGCTTTATTAAATTATACATTTTATCAATTATTTGATGAAATTGAAAGATACCAACTAAAGATATCTTATGATATGTATATTCAAGCTAAAATGGCTGGTGCGAAGGATTTAAAAGAAGTCGATGATTGGATGAAGGATATTCATTCAGTTGAAACACAAGATAAAATTTAAAGGAGGATAAAACAATATGAAATTTGGAGTTCGTGAGATTTGTGACGTAGTTTTTAAAGCAAAAGCTGATACTAAAATCGGAAAAACTACATTCAAAAAAGGACAACCTGTATTATACATTGATACTGCAAAAACTTCAACTATCGAAGGTGCAGCAACTACTGTATATGCTCAAGGTGGAAAAGGAAATACAAGATTAATCGCTTGGGAAGGAGAAAAAACTTTAACATTTACAGTTGAAGATGCTTTATTATCACCAATTGGATTCGCAGTATTATCAGGTGCTGGGTTATTCAAAGCTGATGATAAAAACGTTCACGTTCATTCAACTTCAGTTGCTTATGTAAGCAATAGTGGAGAAATCGATTTAACAGATTCATTAGAAACTGAAGAAAAAATCGATGGTACTGCTCCAGTATTCGCTATCTTAACTGAAGAAGACGGATCAATTACAGGAGACGTAATTACTGAAGTTGCTGTTGATAGCACTGGTAAAAAATTAACTGGTGTTGCAGAAAAATACCAAGGTAAAGCTGTTTATGTTGATTTCTATATCGTTAAATCAGCTGCTAACGTTTCTGAAATGCAAATCGATGCTGCTAACTTCGGTGGATACTATTATGTTGAAGCTTCTACATTATTCAGACGTCAATCTGATGGTGTTGATATGCCAGCTGAAATTACATTACCAAACGTTAAAATTCAATCTAACTTTACATTCTCTATGGCATCTACAGGAGATCCATCAACATTCTCATTCACTATGGATGCATTCCCTGGATACACTATGTTCGACAGAACTAAAAAAGTATTATGCGTTATGCAAGTAGTAGAAGATGCTACAGCAGGTTCTACAACTAACACAAGTGTTATGGGACACACAGCTGGATTCAATATTCCTGAAACAGGAAATGATTCATTAACAGCTACTGGAGAAGCTGCATAATCTAAATAAAATATTAGTTATGTTATAGAAAATATTGGGAGGGGAGTCAGTCCTCTCCCGTTTTTTTATTATATAGAAAGAGGTTGATAAAAATGAGCGCAATAGGAGCATACAGCAGACGTCAAAATTTTACAAACGTATTACAAGATGTGCATGATGCAATGAAGGCGAAAATGATTAAAAATACATTAGCTGCAGAAGCGCAAGAATTGCAAAGTATTTTACAAACAATAAAAAAGACTGCAATTAACCTAAGTAAAGATGGAGATTATGTTACAAATGAACTTGCAAAGCAATATACCGAATTCTTAGAGGGTGTTATGGCAGTTCAAAATAAAAATAGAAAAAGAAATTTTACTTCCGCAACAAGGTTATTTAGAAGAAGATCTAAAACAACTACTTCAGCGAATGCAGATAATATCTTTGAAGATGAATTAGCAGCATTGTTTGCATATGTGGCAGGAGAAGAAGATACTACTCGTTTTTTAACTGGAAATATTGGAGCTGATACTGAGAGTGTAATGGGGCTAACCAAAGAGATAGAAAATGATATTATAAAAAGAATTAACAAAGTATCTAAACAATTAGAATCTAAATATAGAGCAAAAGGCTTATTCACAGGGCGTTCACAAAAAATAGATAATAAAGGATACTCAGAAAATGTAACTATTGGAGTTAAATTAGATAATGTTGATTTGCAACGATTAGCAGTTTTATTAAAAGATGCTACTTTTACTGCAAAACAATATACATCTTATAATAAAAATGGGAAAGATACGCCTTTAAGTGAAATAGGATTAAAACTAGGTCAAACCAATATTTATAAAGCTATAACAGGTTCTTTAAGTTCCATTTATTCGAATGTAAAAGACCAACAACAGATTTTTTTTAGAGGATTAACAATTCTAGGGTATAAAAATAAAACCCATAGTGCAACTCCTGAATTTGTAGGAATGCATTTTACTCATTTGCGTTTTATTTATGAATTAAGAGGTGAAGGATTACTAGATGAACAAGGTAATTCTGCTATAGCTAAATATATTATTTACAATGACCCAAATAGTGATGCTATTTTTGTTAGAGATACCGCAAGTATTATTATAAAGGAGCTAGAAAGAAAAAATAGTAATATATTTGGAGCAATTTACTTAAGCGCTAGTAAAGTTAATTCTAATTAGGAAAAAATTGACAAAAATAAAAATTTTTGTTATAATATAATTATAAGAGAGAAAAGGAGAAATAAAAATGACAAAGATAACTTATTCAAGTTTAAAATTAAAAACACCTTCATCTGAAAATCGTACTTTTACTATTGAAGGAAAAGAAATAGAAGTTAAAGATTATGTTTCAATTTCTGATAAAAGCGATATGATAGATATAGCATTACAAAAATCTATTGAAGGTAAGTTATATAATCCATTAAAGGTAGATATGTATTTACATTTATATATGGTATATTTTTATACTAATATAACTTTTACAGACAAACAAAAAGAAGATGAAGAAAAATTATATGACAGTCTATATACAAATGGAATTATAAATAAAGTTGTTGAATTAATTCCAGAAACTGAATATAATATGATATTGAAATATACTGATAAAATGATGGAAACAGCATTAACATATAATACAACTGCATCTGCAATTATTGACACTATTGTTAATGATTTACCAAGAAATGCACAAGCTGCTGCAGATATGTTAAATGGAGTTAGCACAAATAATTTTCAAAATATAATTGATTTTGCAAAAACATTAAACGGAAATAGAGAAATTTAATAAGGCCAAATCAAATTAATTTAATCCCTTTATTATTTATATATTAATAATAAAGGGATTTTTTTAAATGGAAAAAAATAAGAGATCAAAAGGAGGAAAAAGAGAATGTCAACAAAAAGAGTTGATGTTGAGGTTGGTTTTAAAACGAATCAAAATAGTTATAACCAATTAAAAGCCCAATTAAAAGAAATTTCTAACTTAACTACTTCTCAGTTTAAAGAAATGAACCCAGGCTTAAATCTTGATACAAAAGAAGCTATGTTAAGACTAAGAGAAATTAAACAGCAAGCTGAAGTTGTTGAAAACGCTTTAACAGATGCATTTAATCCAGTAATCAATACAGTAAACGTTGATAAATTTAATGCATCCATGAAAAAAGTTAATTTAGCTCAGTTAAATAATAATTTTAAACAAGTTGGACTTGCGGGAGAAAACGCTTTTAGAGGTATTACTAGTCAAATGTTGGCTACAAATAAACAAATCAAAGAAAGCACAACATTATTAGATTCGATGGCAACCTCATTTAAAAACACAGTTAAGTGAGGAATTTCATCTAGTGCTTGGAATACAATGACAAATTCCTTACAAAAATCATGAAACTATGCGCAAAAATTAGATAAATCTTTAAATAATATTAGAATTGTATCTAATGCAAGCGCGTCTGATATGGAAAAGTTTGCAATACAAGCAAATAGAGCTGCGCAGGCATTAGGGACTACAACGAGAGACTATACCGATGCTTCTTTAATTTATTATCAACAAGGTTTAAATACTCAAGAAGTTATTGATAGAACTAATACTACTATTCAAATGGCAAATGTTTTAGGATCTACATCAAAAGAAGTATCTAGTTATATGACTGCAATATGAAATAACTTTGCGCAAGGATCGTCTGATTTAACTTATTTTGGCGATGTTATTACTGCATTAGGAGCTAAAACAGCATCAAGCGCAGAAGAAATTGCTGGAGGACTTGAGAAATTTGCTTCAATTGGTCAAACAGTAGGGTTAAGTTATGAATATGCAACATCTGCACTTGCAACTATAGTTGCCGCAACTAGACAAAGTGAAGATACAGTAGGTACATCATTAAAAACATTATTTGCACGTATTCAAGGTTTAAATCTTGGGGAAACTCTTGAAGATGGAACTACACTAAATAAATATTCTTCAGCTCTTGAAAAAGTTGGAATTAACATCAAAGCTCAGAATGGCGAACTTAAAAACATGGATACCATTCTTGATGAGATGGGTGCTAAATGGAAAACTTTAAGTCAAGATCAAAAAATTGCATTGGCTGAGACTGTAGCTGGTGTCCGTCAATATAATCAATTAATGTCATTAATGGACAATTGAGATAGTTTCCAAAGTAATTTAAATGTAGCTTATGGAGCTTCAGGAACGTTACAAAAACAACAAGAAATTTATTTAGAGAGTACTGAAGCAAAGATGGAAAGTTTAAGAGCTTCTGGAGAACGTTTAATGACAGCTATATTTAATCCTAATAGTGCAAAAGGATTAATTGATGCATTAAAGGTTGTTACAGATGGATTTTCTAATATCATTGAAGGTGTTGGTGGAGGAAATAACGCTCTCTTAATGTTAGGCTCAACAGCCTTAAGAGTTTTTGATACTCAAATTGCAAGAGGGTTAACAAATACTGTTGCTAAGTTAGGACAATCAAAATCTGCAGCAGACTCATTAAATAAATCTATGAGTAATTTTTCGGCTGATAGTAATGGAATTAGTCAATTTGGAGATGAAGCAACAAAAGAGATTAATCGTTTACGAGAACAATTAAATTCTTTTAGAGAATATATGTCTGAAGCAACTCAAAAATCTTTAGAAGAAAATATTAATAGTCTTTCTACGCAATATGAAAATGCCAAAAAAAGTTATCAAGATTATTGAGATTTAATTACTAAAACTGCAAAATTCGCACCTAAGGTTTTTGAAACTTCATTAGGGAAAAACCCTGCGAGTGCAGTTCCTCAATTAGATTATACAGAAGACCCTATGATATTAGCTAAAGATTCTCAAGACGTTCGCGATGCATTAAATGCAGCTGTTTCTGAAGCAACAAAGGACGTAAAAAAAATCCAAGACCTTATTAAAGAAATTGATGTAAAAATTGCAGAATTAAACAGTGCTCATCGCCTTCATGCAAAAGAAACTATTCAAGAAACCGAGACGGAATTAAGAGATCTATTTGGACAAACATCTGTTTTAATGCAAGCAGTAAGCAAATATAACACAGGGCTATTTGATGATAATCAATTAAAAAATTTACGAAAATATGTAAAAACATTCGAAGGCTTAACTTTAAAAAATGCAACATTGTATCATAAAGCTAAGGGAGGTCCAAATGAAGTTCTAACGGCAATACAGAGTGATGTTACTGGTACTATAAATTTATTTGCAAAAACAAAAGAAAAGCTAGACACAACAGAAAGAGATATAAACAAAACTTTTAATGAGATAGATAATGATAAAGAAAATTTCATTAATACTCAAGAGGATTTAGATAAGAAATTTAAAAAAGAAGTAAATACTTTCAAAAGTACTTTTGATAATTATACACAAATAGTAAAAACTAAATCTTTAGTAGATATGGCTGGAGCTATTGGACAGTTAGCGTCTTCAATGTCAGCGTTATTTAATATTCCATCAATTCTAAAAAATGAAAATTTATCATCAATGGAAAAATTCTTTCAAATTATGTCATCATTATTTATTACTTTACCAATGTTATCTTCTGCTATTTCAGTATTAAAAACTAATTGAAAAGATGCTGCAGTAGCCGCAGGAACTTTTATTATAAAGTTAGGAGAATGAATTCTTCAATCAAAAATTTTCAATAAAGTAAAAGATGAAGAAATTAAGAAAAATCTTGAATTAGCAGCATCAGAAAAGGCAGTTGCTAAGGCTAATTTAGAATCTGCAGCTGCAAAAAAAGTAAATGCAAAAGCTGGCCAAGCTAAAAGCTTAGAAAATAAATTAGGTGCAAATTCAGGAGTAGGAAAAGGGACATTAAAAACTAGCGAAAGTGCAATGAGTACGATGGGTGGCGGAACCACACTAGTAAAGGGGTTACCAGGTGGAGCTACTGGTGCGTCTGCAACTGGAGTACAAGGAGCTACTGCTGGATTAGATACAACAGCAGCTACAGGAAGCGCAGGGGCAGCAGCAGGGCTAGGTTCAGCATTAGCCGCAATTGCAGTTGTTGTAGCAGTTATAGCAGCTATTGCCGCAGTCACATATTGGGTTATTAAATTTCATGATGCTCAAAAAGAAGCTTTAGAAAACGCTCAAAAATATTATGATGCAGTAAATGAAGAGGCTCAAAGAGCAGAAGAAAATTTCAGAAATGCAACTCAAGAAGCTGAGTCATTAAAATCAACTATTAAAAGTTATAATGACGCAGTTAAAACAATGAACGACTTAAATGCATCTGTAGAGGATCAAGCACAAGCATTAGAAACAGCAAATGAAAAAGCAAGAGAGTTAATTGAAAAATATAAGTTGTTTGATGATTATATAATTAAAGATGGTTTAATTGTATTTAAGGAAGGTGCTTTAGATAAAATGCAAGCTCAACAAAATTTAGAAGCAGCGCAAGCAAAATCAGCTTATCAAGCATCTAAAGTTAGTCAATTAAGTGCAGGTCGTAATGTAGAATTACAAAGATTAAGTAATTCAATGGGAACAAAAGGTTTAGATAAAAGATTGCTAAATTTCTTAGATAATTATGGTAAAATACAATCTAATCCTGGAAATGCAACAATGCAAGTGTTAACAAGTGGAATATGATCAAATTGAAAAGCATTGAGCAAAACCCAAAAAGATACTGAATCTAGAAATGAAATCAATAAAACTGAGTTAGATGCACTATCTAGACAACTCGCAAGCTTTGCAGAAAAGACACCAGATGGATGAGTAAAAATTACTGAAGCTTTTGATGGTGGGAGAGATAAATTTGAAGCTTTTATTAAAACAATGGAAGGCTTTGAAAATGCGTCTAAGCAAGAAATTGATGCATTATATAAATCAAGAGATGCTTTAAAAGAATTTACTAAAGCAACAATTGATTCAATTAAAGAAACTAATTATTATATTCAACAATTATATGAAGCAATAGAAGAAGAAGAACATGGTTCAGACAGCCAAGCTATTGCAGATAGTTTATATTATGCAACTGGCGGAAGAGTTGATGCATCAAAAACAGCAGCAAATTTAAATAGCGTTAGAGCACACTTAAAAACTACTAACGAAGACAGTTCCGTTAATTCTGATAATACAATTCCTGAATATACTGGAACTACTGTCTCAGGATTACAAGAATGAATGAATAAAAATAATTATCATGGAGGAAAATGAGACTTAACTAAAGGCGATAATGAAGTAGCCTTATTTAAAGCATATGTTGAAGCTAAATATGGTAAAGAAGCTAGAGACCAATTTGTTTATACTGATGATTGGGATCCTTTTGGAGATAATTTCTCAGGAAGTGCAACAGGAACAGGAGATTACTCAGGTGTAGAAATAGACTTTAAGAATAAAGAAACTATTGTCAGAGAAATTGCAGCTATGGCACATGCAGAAATGATAAAAGATCAAGTTAAAGCTAGTAGTATTGCTCAAGATAAAATTGTTAATGATGCTATGAATAAACTCCTACATGGAGCAGATGGAGAAAGTGGTGCTTTTGGTTTATCTGATAAATACAATGCTGATTTTGTAAATCCAATACTAGAAAATATTTTAAAAGGCGGAACAGGAGAAATAGATTTCTCAGAGACTTTTAAAGGAATTTCTCCTAAAGAATTTACAGAATTTAGTGAATGAGGACCAGACGAATGGCAGGAAGCTTTTGGACTTTCAAGTACAGATTTAGAGACATTAGGAGTTAAATCAGCTAAAGAGTTCTATGAAAAAATGTCAGAATCATTTGCAAAATATGATTTTGAAAAAATATTCCCAGAGCAAATTAAATTAGAAGTTAGTTTAATTGATAAAGAAAAAGAAAATTTAAGTGATGAAGAAGTCAAAGAAATTGAAGAATATGCAAAACATTTAGCAGATATCGCAGACTCTGAATTAGATATTGGAGATAAAATTCACGATGATTTAAATCAAACTGCAGACGACGCCGTAAAAGCAGCAAAAAACATCCTAAAAATGAATAGAGGTATTAAAAATCTAGCAGATGGAATAGAAGATTGATCTGACGCAATTAAAAATAGCAAAGCATCTAGTCAAGAATTTTTTAAAGCTACATTAGGTATTAAACAATCTTTATCAGATATTTTAGGTATTGATATGGATGAGTTTGATGCTTCTTTCATTAAAAAGAATTTAGTTGATATTGAAGCAGCTGCAGAGGGTGATGAAGAGGCTATCAATCGTTTAAGAAAAGCAACATTACAAAAAATTGAACTTGAACTTAATTTAAATGATGGCGAAGCAGGAGAAATATATAACAGACTACAAGAGCAGTTAAAAGCACTTACAGAAAATGAGAACTATGATATTTCTGTAGGGATTGATGATGCTCAGTTTATTGCAGCCGCAAATGATATGATAGATGCAGCAGGTTTAACTAGAGATCAAGTTAATAAATTATTTGCAGGAATGGGATATGATGTTACTTTTGCAACTAAACCAGAAGAAGTAAAAAATACAGTTCCAGAATATACAACATACCATCAATTAAAAGATTATGATGGGCCTGGAGATACGGACTATTCAGAAGTAACTTGGACAGAACAGACAGGTGAAAAAGAGATGTCTGGAAAAGCTACTGCATTTGCAATGCAAACTAGTGAGCCAGGAGAAAGTACAACTCCTCATATTGAAAAGCTTACTCAAAAACCTGATGCAGGTACAAATGATTATTCTAAAACTAACCCAGGTGGTGGAGGTTCTAAAGGCAATAAAGGCAGCGGTTCAGGATCTAAACCTCAAAAGATGGACAAAGTTAATGATGAAAAAGATAGATATCATAAAGTAAATACTCAACTAACAAAAATAGATAATCAACTTAAAAAATTAGAGAGCCAAGAGAAAAAAGTATTTGGTGCAACTTTAATTAAAAATTTAAATGACCAGTTAAAATTATACGATAAACAATTAACTACTTTAAATGAAAAATTAAAAATAGCAAATAAAGAACAAAGTGAATTAAAAAATAAATTATCTAAAGATGGCGTAAAATTCAATGCTGATGGCACAGTATCAAATTATATTGAAATCTTAACTAAAAAAGAAAATGATCTAAACAACATGATTGCTAAATATAACAACATGAGCGCAGCACAACAAGAAAAATATAAAGAAACAATAGAAGCCGCAAAGAAAGATTATGAAGAATTTAAGAAAAATTTAGATAGATATGACGAATTAGTATCAGATTTTATCCCAGGATTAAATCAAGAAATTCAAGATGCTATTGATAAACAGATTGAAATTAATATTCAAAAGTTTAACTTAGAATTTGAAGTTTCATTAGATTTAAAGAAAGCTCAAACACAATGGTTAGAATTTAAGAAAAATGTTTTAGATGATATTAGTGATACTAATATACTTGGCAATTTAGATTATATTGGTCAAAACTTAGGAACATTAGTTAGTGATGATGAATATGGAGGATCACTTCAAATAGCTGTTAGAAAATTAATGGAAAACAACGCAGAACTTGAAAAAATGCGAAACGGAGAATGGTCTGACATATATGGCGATGATATGGAATCCGCCCTTGCAGACAATGACACTCTTAGACAAGAAGTTCAAGACCAAGCGGCTGAATGGGCAGAAATGATGCAACAAGTAAGACAATCTTGGTTGCAAGCTATTGAACAAGCGGGAGAGGCCTTTAAAGATCAAGAACATCATTTAGAATTAATTAATGACCTTATCAACCATCAATTAAAATTATTAGAATTAGCATATGGAGACAAAGCATATAAACAACAAGAAGAATTATATAAAACTCAATTAGATAATATTGAAAATCAAATAAAGTTCTCTAAAGATCAAATAGCTGAATGAACAAAAGAATTAGCAGAAGCGGAAAAAGCACTTGCCGAGTCAGAGGAAGGAACTAATAGATATAAAGATTATGAAGAACTTGTAAAAACATTACGTGAAAAGATCGAGAATGAATACGCAAATCTTGAATCTGAATATGAAAATTGGATGGATCAATTAACTAACGCTTATATTGCTCATATTGAATCAGTTTTTGATGAACTTGGAAAGAAATTAACTGGCGGACTTGGACTTGATTATGCAAACAAACAATGAGAATTAATGAATATGGCCTCTGAAGAGTATTTAGATAATATCAACGCAATGTATGGAGTTCAAGAATTAGCTAATAAATACAATAGCGCAATTAATGATTCAAATACATTAAAAATCCAACAAAAGCTTGCGGATTTACGTGATAGCGAATTAGACGCATTAAGACAAAAAGACAAATTATCTGAATATGATTTAAAACGTGCAGATCTAAGATATCAAATAGCACTTAAGCAAATGGCTCTTGAAGAAGCTCAACAAAATAAATCAACAATGAGATTAAAAAGAGATTCTCAAGGAAATTATTCTTATGTATACACAGCAGATGAAGATAAGGTTGCCGCATTAAGAGAAGAGTTATCTAACTTGTATAATGAATTATATAATTTAGATTTAGAGAAATATAATAGCAATCTTGAAAAAATTAATCAATATACTGCAGAATGGGTTGAAAAACAAAAAGAACTAGCAGAAGATAAAACTCTTAGTGATGAAGAGAGAGAAGCTAGATTATATGACTTAGAAGTTTATTATGGAGATTTAATTACAAGTTTATCTGAAGATAATCTAAATATTAGAAAAAATCTTCAACAGTCTGCAGCAGCAGAGTTGCTTGATTTATATAATCAAGATGTAAATAATTTTGATAATATGACTTCTGAACAAAGAGCTATTGTAGAACAATATTTAGATGATAGATTAGATTATACAAGAGCTGCTTATGATACAATCTTTGATATTTATAATGAAAATCTTGAAGAATTTAGAAGTATGACAGATCAAGAAAAAGATATGTTAATGGGAGAATTAGTTCCAACATGAAATTCAGCATACAATACAATGGCTCAAACTATTGTTGGAGAAGGTGGATTTGTTCAAGTTACAAAAACTGCAACTGATGATATTAAATTAAGTGCTGATGAATACTTTAAAACTTTAAGAGAGGGATATGCACAAGCAAATGCAGATGCTAATACATATAAGGGATATCTTGACGATATAGTTAAAGATAATGAAGATATTGTAAAAAAATATAGTGATTTTATTCAATTAGTAAAAGATAGCGAAAGCGTATTATTAGCTTGAGATAAACATTGGGCAGATTTTAAAACTAATATGAGTGAAGCCTTAACTTCTGCAGAAGGAATTACTAAAGAATTAAGAGAACAAGCTGCAATTGAATATAGAAAAGATAGCGAAGGTCAAGGTCAAGGTAATGGAAATGACAATGGTCAAAATGGAAGTAATGATGGTAATGGAAATGGAAGCAACGGAAAAGGTGGTAACGGTTCAAAACCATCATTAACACAAGGCTCTTATGTTCAAGTAAAATCTGGAACAAGATGGTATGCAGATTCGTATGGAGGAGGAACTTCTGGAACTGCGCATGCAGGCTCTATTAAATTTATTAATACTAATGGTTCTCACCCATATAACATTGATGGATTAGGATGGGTTAGAAAGACTGATATTGTAGGATACGCAACTGGAGGATACACAGGAGATTGGACAGGGCAAGATGGAAGATTAGCAATGTTACATCAAAAAGAAATGGTTTTAAATGCAGAAGATACTAGAAATATGTTAGATGCAGTTAAGATTATTAGAGATATAACAAACTCAATGAATATGACATTGTTAAGCAGATTAGTAAATATTTCCGCAAATGGAGGAATAAATACTACATCTGAACCTCTTGAACAAAATGTTCATATTGAAGCAAACTTCCCTAACGTTACTAGTCAAAATGAAATTGAAAATGCAATCAATAATTTAGTAAATATGGCTAGTCAAAGAATATCAACAAAATAGAAAAGAGAGATGAGAGAATCACCTCTCTTTCTTTTTTTTTGGGTAAAATTAGATAATAAAAAATATGAAAAAATTAAATAAAATTAAGAATGAGAGAAAAGGAGATGACAAGGAAACAATGAGTAGTGGGCAAATAGAAAATAAATTGCTTGATGCTATTGAAACAGTTGTAAATAGCGCCGTTGCGAGAGCAGGCTATGATAGAACAGTTCAAGCCATAGTCGTAAGATGTGAAAACGAGGCTATTGGAAAATATACTGTTAAATATCAAGATAGTTTAATGTATGCTTATAACTCAAATTTAGACACTTCTTATTCCAATGGAACAAGCGTTTATGTTTTAATTCCTAGTAATGATACTGGTTCTAATAAACAAATTATTGGTTCAGTAAAAAAATTAGGAACAGATTATTTAGATAATAATGAACAAAATGTTTATGAGTATATTGGAAAAAATTGTATCGAATCTGATAAAGAATTCGGACTATGTTCATATAAACCTGGTCAAACAATTACATTATATGATAAAGAAGCAAATATAAATGAGATAGACTTAAATATAACAGATACTGAATTATATTTAAAAAATTCTAATTATTTAATTTGTGGTGGAAATGTAAGAACCAACTTAAATATGGAACAACAATATGCTGGAAATTTTGGAATGGTATTTGAATTAATATTTGCAGATAACGCGACTGGAGAGAATATCAAAAGAACATATCTTTTAGATGTTGATGCTATGCATGGTAACCCATATCAATTAGCAGCAGGCGTTAAGCAAAGTAATATTTTTCAAATAGATGGTGTTAATTTTAAATATGTAGATAAGATTTATATATTTGAAAAAGGTTTCCCAAATATAGCTACTAATAAACCAGAAGATATTTTCTTCTCAAATTTAGAACTATATGGAGCAAGCCTAGCACCAAAAGATGAAGATGTAAATTGTAGTTTAACAGTATTAACACCTCAAGGAATTTATTTTGACAATACTTACCTAGAAACCGATAGTATTACTTTACAAGCTCAAATTAGAACAAGAGGAAATGTAGTTGATTCAAAATCAGATACATTACAATATTATTGGTTTAGAGAAAATAACTCAATCACTTATACAAGTGAAAAATATTTAAAAATTGGCGGAGCTGGTTGGGAGTTTATAAGTGATAGTAGAAATTATCAATATACAATAACTAAACGAGATGTTCCCGCAAAAATAACTAAGTTCAAATGTGTTGTAGTTTATAATATTAATACAATAGTTTCAAAAGAGGTGGCAATATATAATTATTCTTCACCATATGAAATTACTATTGATTCAAGTAAGGGAACTCAATTCTATTATGACTTAGGAGAAACAACATTAACTTGTCTTATCAATGGAGAGGAACAAACATCTGAGGATTATACTTATGTATGGTCTGTTGTTAATAACAATGGAGCTTTTACAAGTCTAACAGATGGAATGGAAGATTATGATATAGATAAAAATAAAATAAATAATTTATCTATTAACACGATTACTAATTTTAGTAATTTTAAATGTACTGCTTTCTATAAAAATATAAATATAGGAGTAGGGACAATAACTATTAAAAATGATTTAGATGGCGGTGCTACTTATTCATTAGTTATTGATAATGGAGACCAAGTCTTCAAATATAATGAACAAGGTATATCACCAGCAAACCAATCATTAGACAATCCTATTGAAATATTACCATTAAGTTTTACTTTATATGATAACACAGGAGAAGAAATACCTCATTCCGCAATAAAAAGTGAAGACATAAAATGGAAAGTACCAAATAATAATAGTATGATTACTATTGTTAATGGAACCACACCAATCGAAACTGAATATTATGACATTTATAATGGACACGAAATAAGTTTTAAAATCGATCCAAAATATAATGTTAGAAAACTTAATAATACAATTATATTAGAAGTTTCTTATAAAGATAATTTATTTATTTCAAAAACAAATTTATCTTTCTTAAAAGAAGGGGATATAGGAACTAACGGAACTGATTTTGTTTGTAAGATAATTCCTAATTTAGCTTACGGAAACGCGCCAGAGCATCCAATGGTTATTTTAGATAAAACTACAGGTTCTTATAGATTAAATTATATTCCAAAGACTGAAAAGAAATGATTTAAAGTTCAATTATGGCATGATGGAGAAAACATTTTTGAAAGTACTGAGACAGGATACTCTACAGAAAGTACTGAAGATATGGTATCAGTATCTTGGGGAATTTTAAAAAATAAATATGATAAAACAATATCTGATAATTCAAATTTCGCAATTAATAGTGAAAATGGAGAAATTACATTCGACATTAGTGATTTTGCTTCAGATGAAAATACCCCAGCAAATATTGTAAAGTGTTCAGTTATTTATAAAGGAATCACTTATTATGCAACTATGCCAATTATAATCGCTAGAATTAAAGACAATAATTATTATATCAATTTAAAAGATAATTCAGGATTTACTTATGGAATCTATACAACAGATGGCCGCAATCCACAATATGATAATACTCGTCCTTTTGAAATTGAACTATTCCAAAATGATAGCGATATTAGTCAAGCAGATATTTTAAGTTATAATTGGAACATTTTAGGTTCAATTTATATTTCAGAATGGCAATCTATTCAAAATTTAATAGCACAAAAAGGATTAGACCTTCAAAAAAATCAACATATTTATAGACCTGTTGACGAAAATAACGGTTATTGTTTATCAAATGCAATTTATTGTTCTATTTCAAATAGTACAGAAGAAATTGCATCAATACATATTCCAGTTCATTTATTTTTAAATAGATATGGAAACGCATCTATGAATGGATGAGATGGAAACAGTATAAATATTAATGAAGATAATGGAGTTATCTTAGCACCTCAAGTTGGAGCTGGTCAAAAAGAAAAAGATAATAGCTTTACAGGTGTATTCATGGGAAGCGTAAGCGAAGCTGGTTCAAACGAAATTGAAACAGGGTTATTTGGATATAATTCAGGAGTTAGAACAATTGAATTAAATTCAAAAGATGGTTCTGCTAAATTCGGAAAACAAGGTCAAGGTCAAATTATATTAGACCCAAATAATGATACAGCCACTTTAAAATCTGGAAATTATGTAGCCCCAGTGTTAGATAAAGATGGAAATATTATTACACCAGGATCTGGATTAGAAATTGATTTAACTGATCCTCATATTACTTTCGGAACTGGAAACTTTAGAGTAGATAGTGATGGAAATGTATATGCGAAAGGATTTGCGACAGTAAAAGAATTAAATGATGGAACTATTCAAATTCCTACTAAAGCAGTAGATGGATTAGATAGTAAATTAGCAGGTTTAGAAGAATCTATAAAATATTTAGATATTTCAATGCCAACATCAATTATAGCTTTTACAACAGATAAAGATAATAAACCTTTAAAAACTGAAACTGAAACAATTAATTATAAAGCAACTTTTAAAGGACAACCAATTGCCGCACGTGCAGTTACAACAGATACTATTGAAAATTTATCAATAACAACTTCAATAGATGAAACAAGTAAACTTGGAACTATTACTTTTGAAGTTACAAAAGATAAAGCGATTACAAATAATAAAAATGTAGTGACATTTACATTTAGTTGTATTGTGGATGGAATAACTTACACAGTGCAAAAAGAAGTTTCAATTATACTTAATGTAATTGGAGAAAGTGGTCGTTCAATAGAATCAATAACAGAAATGTATTATTCTTCAGCTAATAGCACATCATTAATAGATGGCTCTTGGTCAGCAGATTATCCAGGATGGGTAAGCGGAAGATATATATGGACAAAATCAGTAGTTAAATATTCAGACGGAGCTACTACAGAGACAGATCCAATGTGCGTATCTGGAGAAAATGGAAAAGGTATTAGCGCATCCGCAGTTGAATATCAAATAAGTACCTCAGGAACTGATGTTCCAACAGGAACTTGGTCATCTACATTATTAACACCTAGTGAAGGAGAATACTTATGGACAAGAACTACAATAACTTATACAACTGGAGATCCATCAGTTAGTTATTCAGTATCTTATCATGGTACAAGCGGTAATGATGGAAAAGGTATAAGTAAAACTGAAATTAATTATCAAATTAGTGTATCTGGTTCAGACATACCAACAGGAGAATGGAGTAAAACAATTCCTACTCTTGAAGAAGATAAATTTTTATGGACTAGAACAACTATTACATATACAGATAATACAACATCAGAAAGTTATTCTATTAGTAGATCTGGTTCTACCGGAGATGACGGAGTTGGAATTACTAAAGTTGATGTTGAATATTATTTATCAACAAGTTCATCAGCACCTGTTGGCGGAGAATGGTCAACAACAGCGCCCGCTTGGGAAAATGGTAAATATATGTGGTCTAGAACTAAAGTATATTACACAGAAGGTCAACCAACAACTTCAGAGGAAGTGTGTATTTCAGGAGCTAGAGGAACAGATGGAACAAGTGTTACAATTTTAGGTTCTTATGATGATTTAGAAGAATTAATAAAAGAACATCCAACAGGAAATCCTGGAGATTCTTATATCGTTGGAAAACATTTATTCATTTGGGCAATAAATACTTCTGAATGAAAAGATGTAGGACAAATTGAAGGTAATGATGGAACAAACGGAGAAACATCATATTTACATATTAAATATTCTAATGATGGAGGTAAAACATTAACTGGTCATGAAGGAGAAGATCCTGGAGATTATTTAGGACAATATGTAGACTTTACAAAAGAAGACTCTAAAGATGTTACAAAATATACTTGGAAATTAATCAAAGGAACAGACGGAAAAAATGGAATTGGAATTTCAAATGTAGTTGAATATTATTTAGTAAGTCCTAACAAAGAAGGAGTTACAACTGAAACTGCAGGTTGGGGAACAGCAATTCCAACAATGACAAAAGACAATAAATATTTATGGAACTATGAAGAAGTAATTTATACAAGCGGACCTTCAAAAACAACAACGCCAAAAGTAATTGGTATGTATGGAGAAGAGGGAAAAGGAGTTTCTTCGATAGTTAATTACTATTTAGCAACAAACTCAAGTTCAGGAGTTACAACAGCTACTTCTGGATGGACAGAAACAATGCAAACAGCAACAAAAGATAAAAAATATTTATGGAACTATGAAGTTGTTAATTATACAGATAATACAAATTATACCTCTACACCAGCTATTATTGGAACATATGCTGAAAATGGTATAAGTTATTATACTCATATAAGATATAGTGCAAATGCAGATGGAACTGACTATGTACAAACACCAACTGCCGCAACTAAATATATTGGTATAGCGACAACAACAAGCGCAACCGCACCTACAAACAAAGGAAGTTATACTTGGTCTAAGTATTCTGGAGATGATGGAAAAGGAGTTTCAACAACTACTATTGAATATAAAGTATCAAACAATGGTTCAACACCTCCAACAGGAACTTGGTCAACAACAATACCTAGTGTTACAGCAGGCCAATATTTATGGACAAGAACAACTGTTAATTATACAAGTGGAGATCCTAGTATAAGCTATACAGTTTCATATCAAGGAATCGATGGAGATTCAATTACTATTGCTGAAAAATCAGTAACTTATCAAGCTTCAGATTCAGGAATAGAAGAGCCTCAAGGAAGTTGATCAACAACCATTCCATCAGTTGGGCCTGGAAGATATCTATGAACTAAGAGTTATGTAAAATATAGCGATGATACAGAAAATACAACATATTCGGTATCATATCAAGGAGCAAATGGTACATCAGTATCTATAGCAAGTCAAAAAGTTGAATATGCTCAAGGAAGTTCTGGGACAACTAAACCAACAACAGGATGGCAAGAATCTATACCTGCAGTACCAGATGGAAAATACTTATGAACTAGAACTACTGTAAATTATAGTAATGGAAGTAAAACAGAAAGTTATTCAGTATCTTATCAAAGTAAAGATGGAACTAGTGCAACTCAATATTATACATATATTAAATATGCTGATGATGCAAGCGGAACTAATATGACAGATGTATCAACAGGAAAGAAATTTATTGGTGTTGCAGTAAGTACTTCAATAACAGCACCTACAACTGCAAGTTCTTATACATGGACTAAATTTGTAGGAGATGATGCAACACAATATTATACATATATTAGATATAGTGCAGTTTCAACTGGAGCAAATATGGTTGAAACACCAACAGATAGTACTAAATATATTGGTACATATGTCGGAACAAGCGCAAGTGTACCAGCGTATACAAGTTTTAAATGGTCTAAATATCAAGGAACAGATGGTACATCACCAATTAATATAGTATGCGGAAATGAAAATCAAACTATTCCATGTTTATCAGATGGAAAAGTGACTGCCGCGATGACTATTACAATTCCTTTTGCTGGATATGAAGGAAGTGTAAGACAAGCTTGTACAGTATCATATTCAACATTACCTAGTGGAATAACATTAAAGTCAAACACTGCTGCAACAACAAGTGCAGATGGTTCATTACAATTCTCAGTTGCAAAAGACGCAACATTAGGAGGTAGTGACACAGGAACTATTACATTAACATTCACTTGTTCAAGTAAAACATTTACTAAGACTTTTGTTTGAAGTAAAGCAAAAGCCGGGTCTAACGGAAGTAAAGGAGACCAAGGTATAAGTGTTACAAAAGTTGAAGAAATTTACTATTTATCATCAAGTAATATTGTTGCGCCTACCTTACCTACAACCCATGTTACTAGCACAAGCACAGATAGCGGGATTTGAACAACTGTATGTCCAATATGAAAACAAAATTATTATTACTGGACAAGTTCAGAAATAGCTTATTCTGATGGGCATTATACATGAGCAAATGCTGTTTTAAATAATGGTTTAAATAATGCATTAAATGATGCAAATAATGCTTTAGATAATTCTAATACAGCTCTTGATAGAACAATAGTTGAAAAAGAAATAACTAATTATCCAATTCATATTGAAGATGCAGGAGATATAAATGCAATTAGTACTATTATATATGGAAATACTATCCAAGAGACGACATTATTACCTGAAGCATATCAGCAAGTAGAATATATAGAGGGCACAGGAACACAATGGATAGATACAGGTTTAGATTTATTCAGTGTTGAAAATCACATAATAGAAATAGATTTTATGCCAACACAATTCTTTAATTACAATACTATATGGGGAAGCGGTTATGACGCAGATACATATGAAAGTTGGTATTATGTAGGAGGACAATTCGCACAAAGATATAACAATGTAAGATATTGTACTGATATTTCTTATACACAATTTGAAAGACATACAATGAGATTAGAAAAAAATGGTACAAAATTATATGGTTATAGAGATGATGTACAAATGGCTGGTTCAGGTTCAACTTGCACTACTAAATTAACAGATGGTATATTCTATTTATTAAAATCAGGTACCGATATAGGTAAAAACAAAATCTATAAAGTAAAACTAACAAAAGGTTCAACATTAGAAAGATACTATGTACCTTGTTATCGTAAGAGTGATAATGTAATAGGTTTATACGATTTAGTAAATAATACATTTACAACTAATGCAGGAACAGGAACTTTCGATAAAGGTGCTGATATAACATTACCTACACCTGATTTTCCAAAAGAAATTCAAACTGTTAAAGGATATAACTTGTTTGATAAAGCAACTTGCTTATTTACTGATAAGAAAAGATATAACGATAGTGGAGCAATAGTTACTGACAACGATAGTTCTTATTCAGACTTTATTGTTGTAGAACCAAACGAAACATATACTATTCAAAACCTTAATGGGTTAACTAATAAAACAGTAAGAGTAACATTATTCAATAAAGATAAAACATTTATAAAAAGAACACCAAGTGAGGGTACAAACAACATAACAATAACAACTGATAGTGATACACATTATTTATCTATTCAAGGTAGAGATTTAGCAAATATGAATATTGACACAATACAACTAACAAAAGGCACAACAACAAAACCATATCTACCTTATGGAGCAATAGGTATAAATAATGAAACACCTAATAGATTGTTGAAATCTGGTTTGTCAACACCTGTTAACGATAGTAATTATTGGTCTAGTGTTAGTTCACAATTTACACCGTTAAGTAATGGTTGGGGTAGAGTATATTGTAATAATACTACTACCAGTACAATATATGTAAACTATATTACAAACATATCAGGTGCTAAGTTAAAACCTAATACAAACTATACAATATATTTTGAATTTGATAATGTAGCAGAAGATAACAATTGTGGTATAACTTTTAATCAAAATAGAGCCTTTGAAGCATATAAAACAACTTCTATAACTGGTATTACTGAAAGTAATATAAAAAATGGAAATGTTATTGCAGTAAGTGCTACTACAAGAGATGTGTTAGGTTCTGACGTTACAACTTCTTTAAGAAGTTTCACAACTGTATCTTCAAATAGAAAAGCAAGTTTTGATATTAGAATTATGATTGTAGAAGGAACACATACTGTACAAGAATATTCTTATGTTCAATACCAAGAAAGCATAACTTACATAGACCTAAAAGGAAATGAACTATGCAAAATAGGAGATATAGAAGATACACTTGATATAACAACAGGAGTGCTTACTAAAAGAATAAATAAAATAGTACTTGATGGGACTGAAAGTTGGGACACTTGGGATGCTGCTGGAGATTATAAAGGCTTTTATTTATACAAATATGATGCTATAAGACCTAATTTAGAGAATGAATATCAAGATAGAGTAAAATGTGATTTATTCACACAAGTTGCTACAAGAGAGGAAATTAGATATGGTCAAAATGAAGGAATTAAAATGTGTGGTGCTAATGGCGACCCTTATATTGCAATAGGTATATCAAAAAGTAGACTTTCTTCAATAGACTTAGCAGGTTTCAAACAATGGTTATCAACACATAAAACAACTTTATATTATGAATTAGCAACACCACAACAAATACAACTATCTCCGCAAACTATTCCATTATTTGAAAATATAAATAATATATATTTAGAAAGTGAAATAGACCCAGATGGAATATATTTAAAATATTACACTAATAGTGAAATAAACAATAGTGTAAAAGAGGCAAATAAAAATTTTGCTCAAAAATCAAAAACTACTGCATATTATACAACTACAATAACATCAGTATTGCCAGACGCTAGTGCGGAATGGCATGATAATATTACTTCATCAACAGATTTTTATATATGGCAAAAATTTGTTACAACTTATGAAAATGGAGCAGCCGCAACTGAGTCAACACCTTCATGTATATATACTCCAGCTAGAAGAATCACAAGTTCATCTACACAATATTGTGATTGAACTTCTAATATAGATCCGCCAGAAGATGGCTCAGATATCTGGTTAGATTCTAAACCAGAGTGAAAAAAAGCCTGGCTTGAAGAAAAAGAGTCACATTACTTATGGACAAGAATTAAATATATCTATAATGGAAGCGATGAAGATATTGAATATTCAACACCTTCTTACGATTCATCTTGAGATGGATTAACGGATGTTCAAAGGGAAATTAATGACAAGGCTGCAGAAATAAACAAATCTCTTGATAACTCTACTGTTACTATTTCATCAGAGGGATATATAGAAATTAGAGGTACCGATGATAATAAAGATAAAGGTATAAAATTCTCAAGTTCAGGTATATCTTTTAAATTAGGTGACGAGTATACTTCAGTATGAGCTATTGATGGATCGTTTGATGCCCAAAAAATCACGGTTACAAATTTAAAAGCTGAAGATATTATCAGTGGAACTCTTACATTAAATCATCAAGAAAAAGAGGGTAAAATATTAATTAAAAACAATAAACAAGATGTTGCAATAATTGATGTAAATGGATTAACAATACAAGCTGCAGATAATAGTAAAATTGAATTAAAAACTGGTGGCGAAGATGGGACTGGTGATAAAGGTTTATATCTTACAGATGCTACAGGTAATGTGTTTGTATGTACAGATACAGAAAAAGGAATATTTGAAATTACAAAATTAAAAGTTACTGAATACCAAGATTATGCCAATGATATAAGAATATTAGATGTTAAAGATACTGGAATAATTTTTATTGGTATTTAGTTAAAGAAGGAGGAAAAAGGATTTTATGGCAACAATTAATGGGAGCTCATCAAAAAAGGACTATGGTTTTTATATAGAATTATCAAACTATGGTGGGGACTCCTCAACAAACAAAAGTACAGTTTCGTATAAGCTATATATTAAAAATAATGGTAGCCGTTTTAGCGGAAGTAATTACTATGTCCGTGTAACTATAAATGGTTCAAATGTTTATGCGACAACGAGAGATATTAATACAACCTCAGTTGGCTATAATGAAGCTTTATTATTAACATCAGGTACTACAACAATCACCCATAATAATGATGGTACTAAAACTGTTAGTGTATCCGCAGAAATATCAAGATCTTCTTATACATCATATGATGGAGGGTACTGCTCTTTGAGCGGTTCCTTCCAATTAACAACTATTCCAAGATATTTTTCAAAAACGCCAACATTAACACTTTCAAAAGGTTCTGATGAATTTACACTTAAATGTGAATGAGAAACTTCTGAAACATGCGATCTCGTTCAATATAGTGCTAATGGAGGAAGTTGGACGAATGGAGAATCGAGTATTTCAAAAACAAAAGGTAGTTTTACAATAAATAATTTAAGTGCAGGAGCAACATATTCTATTAAAATTAAATGTAGAAGAAAAGATAGTACACTATCTTCTGAATCAAGCGAGCAAAAGTGTGCTACATATCCACTGCCAAGTATTACATCAATATCCCCTGCGGAAGGGATTACATGACAAATAGATGGAAACGTACAAACAATATCCGCAACTATCAATAATCCATTAAGTAGGTCTGTTACTATGTATCTAGGAATAGATGGGACGTCAAACCCAACAACAATAGGCTCTACAACTTCAACATCTATTTCCAATTCAACAACTTTTACAAAAAGTTTTCTTAATGAGAAAATTACAGATAAAACAAAAGCAACTTTATATTATTGATTGGTTTATAATAATGCTACCACATCAACAAAAACTAATGAATATCAATTAATTATAGAAGAATGTAGACCAGTTCTTGGGGCTTTATCTTATGATGATGCAAATTTAATAACACGAAATGTAATGGCGGCAAGCGGACAAACGCTAGTACAAAATGAAAGCGAATTAAAAGTAACAGTAGCAAGTTTAAGTTTAAAATATGGAGCGACTGGGACTATAAAAATTAAAATAGGAACTGAAGAAGAAAAAAACATAACCGCAGGTACTGCTCTTAATATGGGTAAATTTAACTATAGCACAAATCAAGTAATGACTGCAACGATAACAGACTCTCGTGGGTTAACAGCGTCTACATCAACAACAGTTAAATTTATGGAATATGCACCTCCAAAACTATCTGCAAGTATTACACGTGATGGAGGATATGGGACAGATGCAACATTAATAATTTCCGCGTCATACACACCTCTTGGAAATAAAAATACATGAAATAATAATGGAACTGCATATCTTCAATATACTACAAGTAAAGAGCATGATACAATTCATAATTTGAGTGGTGATAATCCAATAACAAACTTAACTGAGCATATCCATGATTTTAATTCTGATCAAATTTATACAGTATCAATATATGCTTCAGATAAAATAACTACAATCAATAAATCTCTTGAGGTTCAAAAAGGAGTTCCAATTCTATCAATATTGAAAAATCCAATATCTGTTGGAGTTAATTGTATTCCTGATGAGGGATATATATTCCAAGCGAATGGGAAAACTAAAATTAGTGGCGAATTAGATTTAACTAAAACTTCTTATAATTATAATAATGGTGCGATTCCAGGAACAAAATTAGCATCAAGCACTACTATTGAAGATTTATTAGAAAAAGAATTAAGATATACAAATGGACAAATGGGAAGTGTCAACCTAAATACAGCATACTCTAAAGATGGGGTTACAATTGGTGCAGCATGATATAATTATATATATATTCCACATAGAGATGGGGGCTCATCCGGAGAAGAATCTGGAGATAATTGTAATTATGGAATATTAACTCTTATGGGTATGGAAATAGACTCTCCTATATATACAATAAGATTTAGTAGTGGAGCAATAGCAACATTAAAAGCATATAGATCAGCATTGGATATGTATCCTATCGGAACAATTTATATGAGTTATAAAGATACAAGTCCAGCAAGTTTATTCGGAGGAACTTGGACACAAATTAAAAACAGATTCGTATTTGCTACAAACGCAACAAGCGGAGATAAAGGAACAGAAAGCACTCATACAGGGACTTCAACTAGTTCATACACATTAACAGCTAATGATATTCCTTCACATACTCACAGTATAGGCTCTAGTGGTGGACACAACCATAATGCCCACTTTAAAGAAGTTCGTGCACAAATATCTGGGCAAGCATCAAGCGATTGTGCTCGTAAGCAAGATTCTACTGGGAACAATAGCGATGGACAAGTAACTATTTCAAATGGAGCTCATACACATTCTCCTGCATCTGTAGGTGGAGATGGAGGACATTCACATAGTGTTTCTTATGTTGAATTATACGTATGGAAAAGAACTGAATAGAAAGGAGAAAGAAAAATGGAAATTTATAATCAAGAAAAAACGCAAATATTAACTGAAGAAAATACTGATTTTACAAAAGGATTTTTCCAAGATGATACAATAGAAAAAACTATTCCTGGAAGAGAAGAAGAACCTGAAGAAGGTCATTATGAGATAGTAGCGGTATATGAAAATGGCGGAAAAGATGTGGAATGAATAGTGGATAAACCTGGTGTTTTAGCAGAACCAGAAAAACAAGTTGTAGAGAATATAAAGATATTTATTCCATATACAGAAGATGAGCTAAAAGCTTTAGATTTATATGAATATTCAGAAGAAGAATGAAATGAACATTTAAAAGATGTTTGGATGGCAAATAAACAACAACGCATCTATTATTATGAAGATTTGTTAACTGCTTCTGATTACAAAGCTATTAAATATATGGAAGGTTGGTATACAGAAGATGAATACCGCCCATATAAAGAAGAAAGACAATTCTATAGATTAAAAATTAATCAATTAGAAGAATTAGAATATATTGGAAATGAAGATATAGACTTTGAAAACTTTTAAGATTGAGTGCGGTTTCCGCACTCTCTTTTTTAATTGGACTAAAATGATTAAAATTTTAATTAAAAACTACAATAATATTAAGGAGATAAAAGGAGGATTATAAAATGGAAGAATTAAGAAATAAAATTATAAATGCAATTAATGAAAGTAAATTACCTGTTGATTGTATTTATTATTTAATAAAAGATGTTTATAGAGAGATTACAGATTTATATCAACTATCTATGCAACAACAAGAGAAAGAAGTTCAGCAAGAAGAACCAACAACAGAAGTAGAATAATTGAAAAGGAGGATTTATTATGTTAGAAGCAGTTATTCAAACATTACAAATTATGGGATGGTTAGGAATTATATTCGCAATTTTAGTAATTACAAATATAGTGGCTGGAACATTAGCTAATATCTGGTCAGGAAAAGAACCATTCTCAGGAAAGAAAATGATGCAAGGAATTCTAAAAGCATTAGTATTTTACATTAGTTCAGTAGCGATAGGAGTAGCATTTACTATGTTACCATTTATCAATGATATGATTACTCTTGAATCAGGTAGTTCATTAATATCTCAAGAGATGTTAGATACTTTATCTAATGTTGGAATTTTAAGTATTATCATTTCCGCAATCATTAGTCAAGGTAAGAAGGCTCTTGAAAATATTTTAAAATTAGCTAGTCTAAATGTAAAAATAGACGAAAAAGAAACAATTACAGGAGAAGAAGAAAGTGCTGAATAAGCTCTTCTTCTTTTTTTTTGGTCTAAAATAAATAAGAATTATCTATATTTTTTAAAGTACTTTAAAGGAGACTTGTTATGAAATACAAGTAAAATAAGGAGGTTTAGTATACAATGTTTAAGATTAAAGACAAGAACATGTATTTAAACAGAGGAGATCAAATAACTATTGAATTAACTGGTAATCAAGATTTCCAAGTCGGAGATGTTATAAAATTCTCAGTTGTAAAAGAAAATGATTATAATACTGTTTATTTACAAAAAACTTTTACAGTTGGTGAAGAAAGTGACACCTTTAGTATAACATTAACTTCAGATGAAACTAGAATAGGAGATCCTATTAAAACTTCTTCAAAAACTTATTGGTATGAAATAGAATTAAATGGAATTGATACCTTAATAGGTTATGATGAAGATGGAGGTAAAAAATTTATTCTATATCCTGAAGCAGCAGACCTAAGGGGGGAATAATCTATGCCAGCTACAAATGTAATTGAAACTGAGGTTGCTTCATTACAAGTTGTTATTGGACCAGGGCGTGGAGCTATGGATGTTTCAATAGATAAAGAAAAAAGTTCGTTAGCAGTAGATATTGGTGCCAAAGATAAGATGGGAATTTCAGGAATGACACCTTCTGTAGCTACGAATTATAACAAGTTATTCAACAAACCACTTATTAATGAAGTGGAATTAATAGGGAATAAAACAGGAAAACAATTAGGATTACAAGACAAAATGGATAGTTTAACTAACTTAGAGTTAGACGATCTAATACAATTTTAAGGAGGATTAAAGAGATATGGCTGAAAATAAAAAGTTTTTAGACGAAAATGGTTTGCTTTACTACCATGGGAAAAACAAAGAAGCTTTAGCTAAAAAGGTTGATAAAGAAAGTGGAAAAGGTCTTTCTTCAAACGACTTTACAACAGAAGAAAAAACTAAGTTAGCCGCTATTGCTGAAAATGCCAATAATTATGTATTACCTGCAGCAACCGCAGATAAATTAGGTGGTATTAAAGTTGGTGATAGATTAAGTATAACAGCAGACGGAGTTTTAAGTGCAACAGTTCAAGAAGTTACTGTTGATAGCGCTTTAAGTGAAACAAGTGCTAATCCTGTTGAAAATAAAGTAATTAAAGCCGAATTAGATAAAAAAGTAACAAAAGTAAGCGGAAAAGATTTATCTTCTAATGACTATACTTCAACAGAAAAAGAAAAATTAAAAAATATTGCTGAAAATGCACAAGTAAATATTATCGAAAGTATTGCAGTAAACGGAACAACTCAAAGTATTACAAGTAAAAAGGTAGACATTGCAGTACCTACAAAAGTAAGTGATTTAACAAATGATAGTGGATTTATTACAAATGCCACAGTTGCAGGAAAAGAGAATGCAAGCAATAAGGTAACTTCAATCACTTCAACAAGTTCAGATACTCAATACCCAAGTGCAAAAGCAGTTTATACAGGGTTAAATGAAAAAGTAGATAAAGTTAGTGGTAAAGGATTATCTACCAACGATTTCACAAACACATTAAAAAATAAATTAGATGGTGTTGCTGAAGGAGCTCAAGTTAACGTAATTGAAAGTATTGCCGTAAATGGTGAAGATAGAACTATTACAGGTAAAAAAGTAGATATCGCAGTGCCTACTGACACAAGTGAATTAACAAACAACGCAGGGTTTATTACATCTGCCGCAATTACAGGAAAAGAAAATTCTAGTAACAAAGTTACTTCAATTACTTCATCAAGTACTGACACACAATATCCAAGTGCTAAGGCGGTTTACACAGGATTAAATGGAAAAGTAGATAAAGTTAGCGGAAAAGGGTTGTCTACTAATGACTATACTACAACAGAAAAAAATAAATTAACAGGTATTGCGGAAGGTGCTCAAGTTAACGTAATTGAATCAGTTAAAGTTAATGGAACAGCATTAACACCAACAAGCAAAGCTGTTAATATAACAGTGCCAACTAAATTATCAGAATTAACAAATGATGCAAGTTATGCAAAAACAAGCGCAATTCCAACAAACAATAATCAATTAACTAATGGAGCAGGATATCAAAATGCTACTCAAGTTCAATCTGCTATTGATACTGCATTATCTAGTGTAACTGGAATTGATTTCCAAATAGTAGAAACATTACCATCAACAGGATCAGGTAAAAAAGGAGTTATTTATTTATTAGCTCATCAACATGGATCTGCTGATACTTATGATGAATATATTTGGTTAAAAGGAGATTCTGCCGCAGGTACAGTAGATAGATTTGAAAAAATTGGTTCTACTGATATAGATTTAAGTTCATATTGGAATGACACAAATTTAACTGTAATTTCAAACTCAGATATAGATAAAATTTTAGCGAAATAAAAGGAGGGATTTTAAGTGGCTAATAAACAATTTTTAGATAAAGATGGTGCTGATTATTTAGTTCAAGGTTTAAAAGCAAAAATTCCTACAAAAGTAAGCGAATTAACAAATGATAGTGGTTTTAAAACTACTGATAATGATACAAAAAATACTGCTGGTTCAACAGATACATCTTCTAAAATATTTTTAGTAGGAGCTACATCGCAAGCCGCAAATCCACAAACATACTCACATGATACTGCTTATGTTGGCACAGACGGATGTTTATATAGTAATGGTAAAAAAGTTTTAACAGACCACCAAAGTTTAAGCAGTTTAGTTCCAAATACGAGAACTGTTAATGGAAAAGCATTAAACTCAGATATTTCATTAACAGCTTCTGATGTTGGAGCATTACCAAGCGATACTGTGATACCAACAGTTAACAATGCCACTTTAACCATTCAAAAAAATGGGACAACAGTAAAAACATTCACTGCAAATGCAAGCGATAATGTGACTGCAAATATCACAGTACCTACTAAAGTTAGTGAATTAACTAACGATAGCGGCTATAAAACAACTGATAATAATACAACTTATTCATTAACACAAGACGCTACAAATGGGCGTAAAATTACATTAACACCTTCAACAGGAACTGCACAAACAATAACAATTCCTGATAATAATACAACTTATACTTTTGCTACAGGAGATAATAATGGTCAAATTAAAGTTACTCCTAGTGGTGGAACTGCACAAAATATTAGTGTAAAAGGATTAGGAAGTTTGGCTTATAGCAGCGCGACAATTCCAACAAAAACAAGCGATTTAACTAACGATAGTGGTTTTTTAACTTCTCATCAAAGTTTAGCTAATTATGTTACTCTTGATGGGACACAAACAATAAGTGGACAAAAAACCTTTAGTGATGTAAATAAATTATTATATACTACATCTAGTACCGCAAACTTTACACCAAATGTAGCAGGTATGGCAAGTACACCATGGTCAAAAGATTTATGGCATGACCATTTTGCTTTTCTAAGAAACCACTCTATTGACTCACAAGAAAAAACCGCAGATGGCACAACATGGACTACAGACACAAAAGTTATCAATAATTTATTTATTGAAAAAGAAAACAATACAATTCAAATATTAAAAGCTAATGAAACTGGTTATAGATTTACTTTAAAAAATAGTAATTTTGCTTATAGTGGGGTTTCATGGTTTGAAATTGCTGTTGCTTATACAAGTCAATTTAGTAGTTTTGAAGTATGAATTGAACATAGCGCAGACAAAGAAACATGGAGCACTTGTCATAAATCAACAATTACTGGAAACTCTGCACCTTATTTTTTAAAAAATGGATATAGTATTTCAACAGATGGATATACAAGATTTACTTTTACAAAGAAAAGTAACTTAGATACCGGAACTGTTAACCTAACTTGTATTAAAGCTTTATGTACAAGAAAAGGAAATCAAGGATTAGGTGTTGAATTTGAATTTCCATATGATTGGGATTCAAATGTAAATGTATTACCAATTTCAAATAATACAAAAAATTTGGGTTCTTCAGATAAAAAATGGGCGGATGTTTATGCTACAACATTTAATGGAGCTTTAAATGGAAATGCGTCAAGCGCAACTAAAGCAACTCAAGACGGAGACGGAAATGTAATTAAAAATACTTATTATAAAGCAAGCAATCCTAATGGATACACATCTAATACAGGTACAGTAACAAGTGTTACAATTGGTGCCACAGGACCTATTACTATTGATAATAGCGCAGCTATTACAACAAGCGGTTCTAGAACAATATCACATAGTAACTCAGGTGTTACCGCAGGAACATATAAAAGCGTTACAGTAAATGCAACTGGACATGTTACTGCAGGAAGTAACCCAACAACGTTAAGCGGTTATGGAATTACAGATGCGAAAATCGCCAATGGTGTTATTACACTGGGAAGTAATACAATTACACCTTTAACTTCACATCAAGATATTAGTGGAAAAGTTAACAAAAGTGGAGACACTATGACTGGAAAATTAACGGCGCCTCAAATTGAAACTGGAACGGATGTAGCAAACTATTTCCAATCTCAAAAATTTAGAGGCCAAGGAAATGCAAATACTTATTATCATGCTGTTGATTTTGGATATAGTGGACATGATAGGGTAGATTTCTATGAATATGGCGGAATTTGAAATTTCTGAAAAAATCAAACTGAAGCAGCAACAACAGACACTGCAAATCAAGCTTTAGGAATTACTTTAACGGCATTAAAAAATCAAGGAAATACATATACTTTCCCTAAAAAAGATGGAACTTTTGCCTTGGTTTCAGATATACCAGACCTTTCAACAAAACAAGATAAAATTACTACAACTAATAAACTATCTTATGATTTAATTAGTGGAACACCAACAATTCCTACTGTAAATAATGCAACTTTAACCATTCAAAAAAATGGTACAAATGTTGCTACTTTTGGGGCTAACGCAAGTTCTAATGTAACTGCTAACATAACAGTACCAACTGTTACAGATACATATTCAAGCACGAGCTCAAATGGGATGAGTGGTAAAGCTGTTGCAAGCGCAATAAGTGGTAAACAAGATACTTTAGTTAGCGGAACAAGCATAAAAACAATTAATAATGAATCTATTTTAGGAAGTGGAAATATAACAATTTCAGGAGGCGCTTCAAACTATAATGATTTAACAGACAAACCACAAATAAATGGTGTTACATTAAGTGGAAATAAAACATCTGCAGATTTAGGTATTCCAAAAATTTTAACAGGAACTACTACTCCCGCCTCAACATTAGGAAGTAATGGAGATATATATATCTTATTAGAAGATTAAGGAGTGTGAAATAGATGGCAAAATATACAACTTTTACAGCTAATACAAACTCAATATATAAAGCAAATGTTTGTTGGTCTTTTATACCAGCCAAACCTTCTTTAGGTAAGGTTGGTGTAAAAGCCAATAATAGCACTGCATTGACTATGCAAGCCACAGTTACCGCTCCTACAACAGGAACATTCTATGTTAATAATATAAGAGGATATAGAACTAGTGGATATACCTCTTCAAATGCATCAACAAATTATGTTAATATATGTGTAGGTGGAACATGAAACAATGGTAAGAGTCAATGGATTTATTATAAAGATAACAACGTATGGAGCCGTACAGGAATATCATGGTCTAGTCAAGCGGTAACAACAAGTAAGACTTTTAACTTAAGAACAAACTCAGGTGCGGTTGCCGCATGTAACGCAATCTTTAATAGTACAGTTAATTGCGGTGTATCGCTAACCGCGACTGAATATAGTAAAGATAATAGCACATATCAATCAAGTCCTACATTTACAGGATTAACACCGAACACAACTTATACTTTATATGCAAGAACTAGAGCAGATTCATCAACTAGCAATAACTCTGGATATGCTTATACGAGTTCAACGGTAAGAACACCTTGTAGTGAACCTAAAAATTTAGCGATAACTCAAGAAAAAGCTGCAAAAAACTTTTTAAGATTGAACTGATCTGGAGCTGGGGATACAAATGCCGCAATTACAAGATGAGACGTTTACCGCGGATTAAAAAGTGCATTTGCTCTTGACCCTGTTTACACAGGAACAGAAACATCAAAAACTTTTTATGGGTTAGATGAAAATGAAAAATATTTATTTGCAGTAAGAGCTGCTAATTCCGGTGGAGAAACAGTTTATATTAATTTACCAGATGAATATCAACAAGTTGAATATATTCAAGCAACAGGGACTCAATATATAGATTCAGGATATAAACCTTGTGGATATACAAGAATTGCCGCAACATATCAATTTACTGCTATTGAGCCAACTCAACAACGTGTATTTGGTTGTGAAGGAGCTTTAAATATGAACTCTTATATAAATGGTAATGGTAATATGGCATGAGCATCACAAAATGATAATGGGAACTGAACAGCTACTGCAATGAAAGCAGATACTTTAAAACATACTGTAATTATAGATAACTATAATGATACGTTTAGATATGGGAATATGGTTGATGGAACTATAACAACAACACATAGTAATACTGCAACATATTCAATGTATTTTGGAGCATATAATATGTCTGGTACTGTCGCAAATCAAGCCCTAATAAAAATGTATAGATATAGCATTTATGAACAAGATAAATTATTAAGAGTTTATATCCCATGTTATAGAAAAAGTGATAATGTTATAGGTATGTATGAACCTATTAATGGAGTGTTTTATACAAATGTAGGAACAGGAATTTTTACAAAAGGTGAAGATATAACAAATGAAAAATCAATTTTTGCTACAGCGAGTAGTAAAATGTATTCCAAAACAAAACAAGTTTCCGGGTATACAAGAGTAGAGTATATCGAATCAAGCGGTACACAATGAATAGATACTGGCTTAAATGCACTTAGCTTTAATAGTAGATTTTCTTGTGATTTGGATTTTAAAATGAATGAGGCTCCTGCAGCATGAAGAATGATTATGGGTGCCGCAACAGGGGATGTAAATGGAACATGGTATTGAGGACCATCTGTTGATTTTGGGGTAGATGCTTTAAATCGTTTTAGATTAGAAACTCCAACATCAGCAACTCTTGGTTCAACAGATATAAATACTCCTATTCATAATGTAGAGGCAGGCACAAAAAGACATTTTGCAAAAATAAGAATTACACAAAAACAGCAAAGTTTAGAGATAGATGGTTTTAGAATGACGACATCTCAAGAAGAACTTAGTGGTCCATCATGTAATCTATATTTATTTACTAGAGCTTATATAAAAGAAAATAGCTCTTATACAAAAGCAACTTATGCATCAAAAATGAGATTATATTCTGCAAAAATAAGAGATGAAAAAGGAAATATGTTAAGAAATTATATTCCTTGTCTTAGAGATTCAGACAAAAAGCCTGGACTATATGATTTACAAAATAATGTATTTTATGTAAATTCTGGAACTGGTGAGTTTACTTACGGACCTGAACAATCATGAGTAAAAGGAAAATCATTTATTAAAAGAACTCTTCCTGATACTTATCAAGCTGTTGAATATATACAATCAAGCGGAACTCAATATATAAATACTGGTGTTTATGATGAAGCTGGAGTTATGGCTCAAGCGGATATTGAATGAACTAGTTATGGCGGAAACTATGCAACAATGCTTGGCGCTCAAGAAAAAGTAGATGGAAATTCATTAGGTTCTAATTCATTATTTATGAAACATAGTTCTACAAATAATGCTAGCGTTTATGCGGGAATTGTTAGTGGAAATAGTGGAATTCAAATAGAATTAAATAAAAAATGTCATTATGAAGCATCCACATTAAAAGATAATCCTTATATAAAAATAAATGAATTATATTATTATTTTACTTCTGATGGAGTTAGAGGAGTTAAACCACTATTTATATTTGCTTTAAATAATGGAGGTTCAGCAAACTATTTTGGATCTGGAAAATTATATAATATGAGAATTTATAGTGCAGCAGGAGTTTTATTAAGAGATTTTAAACCATGTTATAGAAAATCAGATAATGTAATTGGTTTATATGATTTAAAAAATAATGTATTCTATACTAATGCAGGCACAGGAACTTTCACAAAAGGAAGTAATATAGATAGTTATTGGGAACAACCTGAACAAATATATTTTAAAAATACGGATTGAAAAACAGGTGCTTAATAGCACCTTTTTTTATTTGACAATTATTTTTTTTTATGCTATAATAAAATAGAAAAAGGAGAGTTGTCGTATGGAAAAAGAAATTGATTTAATCATTCCTGCATATAAAGCGCATAAAACTATTTTTAAAACTTTATGTTCTATTGCTGAACAATCTTGTTCAGATAAAATAAAAGTAACGATTGTTAATGATTGTTGTCCACAAGGAAATTATAAAAAAATTATTAATATATTTAAAAACAATTTAGATATACAAGAAATAAAAATGCCAAAGAATGGTGGACCGGGTGCCGCACGTCAATTTGGAATAGACCATACTGAGTTACCATATGTAATATTTATGGACGCAGATGATTGTCTTATGGGACCATATGCAGTTACACAATTATTAAATTTTTTAGAAGAAAAGGAAGAAGATGTGGCTTTTAGTGGATTTGTTGAAGAGTTTCTACCTAATCAATACGTAATGCATTTACAAGACCATATTTGATTTTTTGGAAAAATATATAAACGAGATTTTTTAAAAAAACACAATTTAATTATATCAAATCAGAGAGCAAATGAAGATACTTGCTTTAATAAAAAAATATTATTATTATATGAAAATGCAGAAAAAGACCTGCCTTATTTAGAAGCTTATACCTATGCATGAAATTATAAAGAAGGCTCTATAACAAGAGTTAATGACGGTCAATATACATATGATCAAAGTATTTGTGGATATATTGATGGAATTATAGAGGTATATAACTGAGCTAAAAAACAAAATATAAGAGAGAGTGTAATAAGAACAAGTCTTTATAAAGAAATATGTTTTTTATACATAAGTTATTGTGATGTTGGATGTAATTCAGAAGTTTTTCAAGAACAAAATCTAGAATATATAAAAAAATTTTTTAATCTAGTTTGAAAAGAATATAACATGGATTACCGCACACAAGAGTTTATAGATACTTATGAATTTTGCATAGCGTCATCAATCACAGATGGACAAAGTTCTCCTAAACTTTTTATGGCTCAACCTAATATAGTTCAATTTATGGATATGTTGAATGAATTACCATATAATGAAAATGATATATATGAAATATGAAAAAGAATTCCGCAAAAATTAAAACAAAATAATATAGACTGTGGAGTTTGTGAAAAAGATTATTATTTAAAATAATAAATTGGACCAAATAAAATAATAAAAAATAATATTTTTTAAAATAATATAGAATATAAAAAAGGAGAGTGAACTAAATGGCATATACAAACACAGGATTAGTAGAATATGCTAAAAAATGTTTAGCATTAGGGAATAATAGTGTTTATGTTTATGGTAGTTATGGAAATAAGTTAACCACTTCTTTCTGTGATGCTAAATATAAACAATATCCAAATATTAATACTTCAGCCAGAACAAGCGCATATAAGAAATTGTGCGATGGTCAACATATTGGTTTCGATTGTGTAGGGTTAATTAAGTCATATTATTGGGGTGGTTACCCATCACCTAAATATAGCAGTAATAGTGATGAAAGCGCCAATAGTATGTATACTCATGCAAAAGTAAAAGGTAAAATATCAACCTTAGATAAAAATAGAATTGGTGTTTTAGTAGGAATGAATGGTCACATTGGTATTTATATAGGAAATAGTGAAGTCATTGAATGTACTATTGCTAAAACATTATCAGGTAAAAGTCATGGACTTGGTGGAGTATGTAAAACTAAATTAAGTCAAAGAAATTGGACTTGGTGGTGTGAATGTCCATACATAACTTATGAAAAAACACCAGCCCCAAAACCTACACCTACGCCAACTCCTCAACCAATATCTTTCTTCCCAGCAAAAGGATATTGGACTTATGGAGATAATCATGATAATATAGGGAAAATAGCATCGTTTATGTATCGCACATTCCCAGTTTATACAAAAAAAGAAGCCTTAGGAAATTGGTTTGGACCTAATTTAACTAAGAGTATTAAAGAATTCCAAAGAAGAACTGGATTAGAATCAGACGGATCAGTTGGACCTTTAACATTAGCTAAATTAAAATCTTTTGGGTTTAAATATTAATTAATTTAGAGTGCGGATATCCGCGCTCTTTTTTATTTTGGTCTAATTTAATTAAAAACAAGAGAAAAAAATTAAAATATAATTAGATAAGAATTATGATTATATAGGAAGGAGCGATTAGTTTTGCTAGAATTATTAAAAAACTATTCAGTCGGAGAAATTATAATCTTTATTGTCTTATTAGCTCTTGCAGTGAAAGAAGTTGTTAGCTTTATAGATTGGACTTCAAGTAGATTAAAATTAAAATTCACAAAAGATAATACAGAAGAACAAAATATAATTGAGATAAAAGAACAAATAACACAACTATCTGTTCAATTATCAGATTATGCGCAAGGTTTTAACAACCATATAAAAGAATATAATCAAAAGCATCAAGAATTATGTGATGCTATTGCTTTACTAACAGAGTCAGATAAAGACGATATAAAAGCCTGGATTACAGAAAAACATCATTATTTTGTATATGAAAAAGGTTATATTGATGATTATAATTTAGATTGCATGGAAAAAAGATTTAAACATTATGTTGATGAAAAAGGGAATAGCTTTGCAGAAGATTTAATGAACGAAGTAAGAGCTTTACCAAAAGTTATTCAACAAAAAGAAAAAAAATAATTAAGGATGAGAAAAAAGGAGGAAAATAAATGGCGGTAAATATTAATTTATACCCAGGTGTGATAGACACTTTTATGCCTGCATTTTTAGTTGATAGTAAAATATGTAGAGTGTATTTTTCAATTTCTGCATATAATGTTGAAACAGATATTAAAAATGTTCAAGTTACAGTTGTAAATCAAAAAACAAATGCATCTGCATTAAGCGTTGCAAAATACCCAAGTGCAATTATGCTAACGCAACTTAAAAGAGATGATGAGAAACCTGGAGAAAATAAATATTATATAGATATAAAAGCTAGTGATTTACAAAGTAATGAATTTGCGATAGATCAATATTATAAAGTTCAATTTAGATTTACAGGGGTTTCTGCAGACGATGTTTCTTTGTCTACTCCACAGGCAATAAACACTTGGCTTGCCGCAAATCTAGAACATTTTTCAGAATGATCTAGTGTATGTCTAATTAGAGGGATATCAAATCCTACAGTTAATATTCAATCTTTTGATGAAAGTGCTGAAACAGAATGATTAATGAGTAATATTGAATTATTAGGAAACATTACTTTCGCAGATGATAAAGAGACAGAATATTTAAAGAGTTATCAAATTAAATTATATGATAACGAAGATAATTTATTAACTGACACTGGATTACTTTATACAAATAAAGAAAATCCAAATGAGTTTAAATATACTTTTAAATATTTTTTTGATAATGGTACTCATTATTATTTTACTTTTGAATATGAAACTCAAAATTTATACAAAGAGAAGAAAATTTATCGTTTTATAGCTAAACAAGACACTTCATTACCTTTTGTTATTTCTGACTTTGATATAGAAAGTGATGAAGAAAACGGGCAATTAAAATTAACAATAAAATCAGATAGCCTTTTCAATGATACACTAGCAATTTTAAGAGCATCTAGCGAAGATAATTTTAAAATATGGCAAGATGTTCATTGTGTAGAACTATCACAATTAAAATTAGATTATCAATGGTACGATAGAACTATTGAAAGTGGTATATTATATAAGTATGCAGTTCAAAAAAGAGACATATTAGAAAATAAACAAAGTGTTTTAATTCGTTACGGAGAATCTGTTACTACAATTTTTGAATATTCATATTTAACAAGAGGTAATGTTCAATTAAATATTAAATTTGATTCAAATGTTTCATCAATGAAACGAACTATAACAGATAATAAAATAGATACAATAGGAAGTCAGTTCCCATATATAATTAGAAGTGGCGCTGTTAATTATAGAACATTCCCGCTATCTGGTTTAATTTCATTTCATATGGATGAAGATGAATTATTTAGCAGTAGAGAAAAAACATACGGAGATAATGCGCAATTATACAAAGATTATAATGATGAAAATGATATAACTATTTATAATGACTATACTTATGAAAGAGAATTTAGAAAACAAGTATCTAAATTTTTAAGTGAAGATAATGTTAAATTATTTAGATCCGCAACAGAAGGAAATATTTTAGTAAGATTAACAGATGTAAGTTTTTCACCTAATACAACATTAGGAAGATATTTATGGACTTTTAATTGCACTGCGTATGAAATAGATGATTGTTCTATTGATAAATATGTTGAACATGGTGTCCTTGTTAGGAGTGATGATTAATGAGAGTATATTATGATTATTCAAAAGATGAAAAATTTTTAAATGAAATTACTAATCAACAATTAAAAGAACAATATTTAAAAATTACATTATTAAATTGAGATGAAGATCCGATTCAAGAGATTCAAGGGTTATGTACTGGAGGATCTCTTAATCTTAATGGGAGCGCTTCATTAAGAAGAACTGGAAGCTTATCTACATTCGTTGATCATGAAAAATATAGCGCTATTACAAATATTAATAATCTATTTTCTATAAATAAAAAAATATATTTAGAAGTGGGTTATAAAAATACGACAGATAAATATGAAGAACATGATATTATATGATTTCCGCAAGGCGTATTTGTTATTTGCGGAGTTTCTTCTTCTCATGGGACTAATGGAACTAATTTAAGTTTACAATTAAAAGATAAAATGTGTTTATTAAACGGAGAGTGCGGCGGTACGATTTCCGCGTCCGTTCAGTTTGATGAATATGAAACTATTGATGAAAAGGGTGCTATAATAATATCAAAACCTGTTATTAGTCAAATTATTCGAGAACTTGTTAATCATTTTGGAAATGAACAATTAGGGAAAATTATTATTAGCGATATAGATAATAAGATTAAAATGGTTATGAGATGGACAGGAACTATACCAGTTTATTCTGTATATGAAAACGGTTCATATTTTATGACCACTGATTATTCTATTGCTAGTCAATCTGGAGCCTATAAACAATATAGCTATGGAGAAGATGTGGGATATATATACACAGATTTTACTTATCCAAATGAATTAGTTGCAAACCCTGGAGATAGTGTATGTACTATATTAGATAAAATAAAAAATACATTAGGTAATTTTGAGTACTTTTATGATGTTGATGGAAATTTTCATTTCCAAGAAATTAAAAATTATTTAAATACAACTCAAGCAAAAATAGTTTTAGATAATTTAAATAATAATGATTATGTTATAGATTTAGCAAAAGGGAAAACGGTTTATGATTTTTCTGATAGTAAATTGATAACTTCTTTTTCTAACTCGCCTCAATATAATAGAATCAAAAATGATTTCGTAGTATGGGGAATTAGAAAAACGACTGAGGGATTAGAGTTACCTATCCGTTATCATTTAGCTATTGATAAGAAGCCCGAAGTAGGAAATATATATGAAGTATTTTTCTATGAGGACCCAGATGATCATATTATTAAAGCAAAAGCTCCTATAAAATATAACTCTTTTAATGAATTTCCAAATCCTGGGGTTAGTGGATTATTTTATATGGACACTAGATCAAATGCAATATATACTTGAGATGCGTCAGTTAATGCATATAGAACTATTGAGGGAGGAGCTTTAGAAACTTATTCTAATAAAAATCTTTTCCCAGAGTATGGAAGTAGAAGTGTAGTTTATTTAGATGAATCAACAGGTAAAACATATGAATGAGGTGAAGATACAACATCTCCGCATTATCAAGAAATAAGCGAAACTATAAAACAAAAAGATAAAGAGTACCAAGAAGATATTACTGCAATTACAAATGAAATAACAGAAAAAGAAGAGGAGTTAGAAAATATTCCTAGTAAATATGAAGCTTTATTAGAAGAAAAAGATTTGGAAATTAAAAGAGCTGAAAAGGTTGGAAAAACTACTCAATTAGAAAAAGAGGTTGCTAATAGTGAAGTTAATTATAGAAAGACTGCGCTTTTAACATTAAAAACTCAAAAGAATGTACTTGAAGCGGAAAAATCTATAGGAATAGCTAATCAACAAGCAGTAATTGACACACTGGAAACTAAATTACCAAAAGCAACAGTTAGTGGAACAAATATATTAGAAACAAAAAAAGCACTACCTTATGATGGTTTTATCACTATTTCAGGAAATTCGCAAAATGTATTACCAAACGAATATCAAGAAGTAGAATATATCGAAAGTACGGGTACACAATATATAAATCTTAATTATGTCCCTACAGCAAATTTATCAAAAGTCGAAACTCGTGTTGAAAGATTAAGTATGCCTACACAATATGGAAACATATTTGGTAGTGAACTTGATGGGACTAATAGATTGTTTCTACGATATGAAAATGACGGCACTAGAATTAGTTTTTTCAAGCCTTGGCGACAAAATTATGATAATCCTGAAAGTGGTATTATTGATATAATTGTTGACTTTCCTAACAGAGTATTAAAAATAGGTTCACAAACATATGCTGATATGCAATATTCTAAAAGTGGTAATTTACTACCATGGTATCTATTTTCTTTAAATTACAAAGGGAACACAGCTACTGATTGTTGGTTTGGTGGTAGAATGTATTACTTTAAATTGTATGAAAATAATGAACTAATAAAAAATATGATACCTTGTTATAGAAAAAGTGATAATGAAATAGGAATGTACGATTTAGTAACAAATACTTTCTTTACTAATGCCGGAACTGAGACATTTAATAAAGGTAATGATATACAAGTTGAAGAAGGAATAGAAGATATAACAATAAAAATAACAAATGACACAGAAGAAAAAATAGTTAATGTAGATTTAAAAGATAATAAAATTTGTAAATTAGGAAATATAAAGGATCAATTAAATATTGCAACTGGAGAGCTTACTAAAAGAATAGGCAAAAACGAAGATGGCACTTATTATGTATTAGAAAATGAAGAGATAATACAATTAGATGCATGTAGAATAAATATTCTTGAAGGAGTTAATAATATTGAAATTATAAGTAATATACCTCCTAGTGAAACACAAATGACATATTTTCTTGATAAAAGAGATACGGATCCAAAACAATCTATGTTAATAATGGAAGCTGAATTAGAAATAGCAAAAATTCAAAAGGAAATAGATAAAATAGAAATAAAAATAAATGAATTAGAAAATCAAATAATTGCGGCAACCCAAGATTTAGTTAATGCAGAAGCTGATTATGCTCATGCGGAGGCAATTTATAATGCAGTGGTCGCAGATATTCAGAAAAAACAAGACGAATATGTTATATTAGAAAAACAACAAGAGCTTGATACAGAAAGATTGAATGAAGAAATTAAAGAATTAGAAGCAACTTCTAATAAAATATATAATGATTACATTACTGAAATAGCATATTTAAAAACATTGTATCCAGAATATTTAGAAACAGAACTATTAGAAATGCAAAAAATAAAAACTACAGATTGGCGTTCTGAATTATATCTACAAGGGGTTTCATCAGAACCATTTGGTTTAGAGTCTAATTATTATTATACAGAACTAGCAAATGAATGACCTAAGATATATGATTTAAAAGCTAATTATGATGCGGCGACTGGGGTATACACTGGCGCTTTTAAAGAAGAATATGTAAAAAATCCAAACAATCTAGATTTCTTTTTAGATTTTATAGATAGCGATGCCGCAATATCTGAATTAAGTGTATCTAATATTGGAAGACGTTCACACAGTCTAAGTAAAAATGAAATTAATTGTATTTTTCCTCCTGATATTCCAGATTATGTAATGATTGAGCTAGGCCAATCAGACACAGCAGAAAAAAGACAGGAATGTATTGACCGAGGGCAAAAATTTATTCAAGTAGATAGTTATATATATAGTTTATTAGCAACTGGAGGAATATTTAATAGTGCTTATGAAGAAGTTAGAAGTTTATTATATCAAGATACAAGTTATAATGAATCAATACAAATTCAAACTTTACCTATCTATTATTTAGAACCAAATATAAGAGTTAGAGTAAGAGATGTAGAAAGTGATATATATGGAGATTTTATGATAACGACAATATCAATGCCTTTAACTGCAAATGGAACATCATCAATATCTGCAACTCGAGCCTTATCACAATTATAAAAAATTAAAAAAGACACTCACTTTAAAAGGTGAGTGTCTTTTTTTTTGCTTAAATTTTGAATTGTAGTGAGCTAAAAATACTACATCTTAAAAAGAACGATAACTTGTTCATATTTTCTAAAAATTTTTTACTACCTGCTAAATTTTAAAGTTTTCATAAAAACTTTGACAAACTTGAAAATTCATTCTGTTTCAAATTTTAATATAATATGAAAGGGAATTGAAAATAAAATTTTTAAGAAAGGAGTATCAAATTTATGAACTATTATCCAAATAATTTATATCAAAATTATTCATATCCTAATACTAACAACTATATACCACAAATCCAAAATAATCAATATGCGCAACCGCAACCGCAATTACAAGGTAAGGTAGTTGAAAGTGAGGATATGGTAAAAGTATCTGAAATTCCTTTTGGTACTTATGGAGTTTTTCCAAAAGCAGATTTAAATGAAATCTATATAAAGACTTGGAATAATAATGGTACTACAAAAATTCTTACTTATAAACCTATTGAATTAGAAGAAAAGGAAGAAGTTGATACTAATGCATTATTATTAGCAAGAATTGAATCTATAGAAAGTAAATTAGATAAAATAACAGAAGGGATTCATTCAGTTCCTACTACTAGTGCGGTAACCGCACCAAAAGAAAAGGGAAAGGAGACTGTAAAATATGAATACTAGATTTGATAATATGAATCAGTTCATTAACCTTGTTAATGGTAGTAAAAATCCTCAACAATGCGTATTAAATATGCTAGAGGAAAAAGCAAGTCATAATCCTATGTATAAAAATCTCGTAGGTTTTGTACAAGCAGGAGATACACAAAGTATCGAAACTTTTGTTCGTAACGTAGCAAAAGAAAAGGGTATTGACTTTGATAAGGAATTTAACAGTTTTAAACAAATGTTTAGGCTTTAAATTAAAATATATATAGAAAGGGGAGCGAAATATGTTTAGCTCAAACAATGGTTACAGCTTAGCCGATATAGCTGCGGCAACAGGTAGAAATAATGATGGAGGCTTCGGTGGAGAAAACGGAGCTTGGTGGATCATTATTTTATTCTTATTCGCATTCTGCGGATGGGGAAATGGAAATTGAGGAGGATTTGGTGGAAACCAAGGAAGCACTTCAGTTTATGAAGGATATGTCTTAAACAATGATATGTCAATGATTTCTCGTCAAATGAGTGATGGATTCAATTCTCAAGAAAGAAAATTAGATAGCATTTCTAATGGTATCTGTTCTTTAGGGTATGACCAATTAGCTCAAATGAATGGTATTAACACAAATATTATGGCAGGTGTTAATACTTTACAAGGAGCAATTAAAGATTGCTGCTGCCAAACTCAACAAAACACTAAAGACACTCAATATCTTATCGGGTCTAATGCCGCAGAGATTAGTCGTGGTGTAGAAAGAGGATTTGCAGATGCTAATTATAATTTAGCGACTCAAGCAAATGGTTTATCAACTACTATTGCTAATGGATTCTGCCAAGCAGGATTTACAGCACAAACTAACACTAGAGATATTATCGACAGCGCAGCCGCTAATACTCGTGCAATCCTTGAAAAACTTAACCAAATGGCAGTTAATGCTAAGGATGAAAAAATTGCAGAACTTACTGCTAAATTAAACAGAGCTGACTTAGCAGCATCTCAAGCAGCTCAAAACACTTATTTAATCAATGAGTTAAAACCATGTCCAATGCCAGCTTATGTGGTTCCAAACCCATATTGTAACTGCGGACAATGCGCATAATTTAATTAAAAATGGAGGGAAATAGAAATGGCAGAATTTACAGCGAACGCTATACAAAATGTAGGCGTTAATCAAAATATTTTATTTACTGATACCGCAATCCCAGGTAGCTGCTCCATAATTCACAGAGAAGGAAGTGGCCTTGTAACTTTACGAGGCCTAACCTCTACTCAATGTAGAGCAAGATTTAGAGTCTTCTTTAATGCGAACATAGCAGTTCCGACAGGACAAACTCCACAATCAATTTCTGCAGCTATTGCAATTAATGGAGAACCAGTATCAAGTACAAGAATGATAGTTTCACCTGGTGATACTAGATATTTTAACATCAGTAGCAGTGTCTATATAGATATTCCAAAAGGATGTTGCTCACAAATTAGTGTAGAAAATGTGTCAGCAATTCCTATTGATGTTCAAAATGCAAACTTAATAGTGGAAAGGGTGGCTTAACATGGAAAGATTAAAAATGATGAAAGAAAGTCTTATGAATTGTGTACAAGGACAAATGGGCGATTTAAAAAATACAAACGCAAAGGAGCTTGGAGAAGCAATAGACATGATTAAAGACTTAGCTGAAGCAGAATATTATTGCTCAGTAGTAAAAGCTATGGAAGATAGCGAAAAAACAAAAGAAACAATGAAGTTCACTTACCCACCAGTAATGTATAATGGCGGAAATATGAAAATGAATGAAGAACCAAGATATTATGATGGCGGAAATATGTCTTCTCAAGGTGGTACAAGATATTATCCAAATGGAATGACATACCCTAGATATTATACTGATTATTCATCTGATATGAGATACCCAGCTGAAATAAGGGATTACCGCGAAGGTAGAAGTCCTATTTCAAGAAGAATGTATATGGAATCAAAAGAATTGCATCATGGAAAAGAAAAACAAATGCAAGATTTAGAAAAATATATGAAGGAATTAACAGAAGATATTATGGAAATGATTAATGATGCAACTCCAGAAGAAAAAACTATACTTACTCAAAAATTAAATACTTTAGCATCAAAAATTAGTTAATGTTTAAAATTAACAATAAAGAATGGAATATAAAATTCACATTTCCTTTTGATGAAATATTTAAAATGGATGACGGCTCTTACACAATTGGAGCCTGTGATAATTTAACTAAAACTATTTACATCGCCGATACTTTAAAAGGAAGGATGCTAAAAAAGGTATTATGCCACGAGTTAGTTCATGCGGCAATGTTTTCATATGATGTTCAGCTAAACTACGAGCAGGAAGAACTTCTTGCTGATATAATTGCTACATATGGAGAAGAAATAGTTAATATTACAAATAAAATATTTAAAAAGCTACGATAGAAATATCGTAGCTCTTTTTTTATGCCCAATTTATTTCATTGGACTCTTGATTATTTTGCGCGTACCCGATACAGATTGCATCTGCCTCGTCATCATTTACAGTAATTCCAAAAGTTTCTTTTACAAATTCAATATCAGCCTCTTTAAGTGTTGTTCTCTTGACACCTCTACCGTTTTTGATACCACATGATGCTCTTCAAGAGCTAGGGTATATATACTCAATCGTTACTTTGCTGTGACTATCGTAGACTAAAAATTCAAGTGCAGCTTGTAGATACATTAAAGCTTTATGTGTTTTTTGATTTCCAACACCATACCCACCTTCAGGTCTAACTTCTTCTACGACGATTTTATCTATATTATTGTTTGTTAAAAGTTGATCTATTGCATCTCTCATGATATAGATTCGCTTAATTAAATTTGTTGATGATGATGTTACGCATCCATGGTCTTTTAGATTGTCTCCTTCAAAAATAGCATATCCTGAACTCTTAGTGGATAAATCTAAAGCTAATATATTCATTTATACTCCTCCTTGCATTTTCTACTTAGATTATATCAAAAAATTTTAGATTTGTCAAGCAAAAGAGAAATCGGTTAAAAAAATTCCAAAATGCTTTTTTAATTTAAAATTACGACTGTCCTCGCCCCATCAGACCATAAAAAAAGATGATGAGCTTTTTACTCATCATCTTCTGAATCAATATCAGTATTAATGCCAACTAGAAAACCTAATGCAAAACCAACCAATATATTTCATCAAGTCATTTTATTTACCTGTTGAACCAAAACCGCTATCTCCGCGTTCTGTCGCGTCTAGTTCTTCTACTTCTTTAAAAGTTACATTTACATAAGGAATAAACACTACTTGTGCAATTCTATCCCCATTAAAAACTATTTGTGAATTATCACTGTCGTTGTGTAATGCTACAATATATTCTCCAGTATAATCATAATCACACACTCCAACACAGTTTGCAGGTCTTAAACCTTGTTTTGTAGCTAGACCACTTCTTGCGAAAACTGCACCAAATGTATCTTTAGGTGGCTGAATTGCAACTCCTGTTCCAACCTTAGTAGTTGTATGAGGAGCTATAACTAACCCACCTGCAACATCTAATCTTGCATATAAATCATATCCTGCTGCGGCATCACTTCCGCGAGTAGGAAGTTTACTATCTTCATATAATTTTTTAATTTTTATTTCCATCTTTATTTCTCCTTTACTGGCAGACTACTTATTAAACCAAGCATTAAACTTATAATTAACCATATTCCTGTTGCTTGGAGCCATGAACAAGGTATTCCTAAACAAAAACAAATTAGTTTTATTATTCCACAAAGTAATAGCCAATCTAACATTACAAATAATATTAGAGCTAAAAACATAATAATGATTAGCCCAATTTCCGCTATCCTATTCATTAAAATGCACTTTCCATACCATTTTCATAAGTAACTTCAGTTTGGAACATAGGTTCTTTTTCATCTGTAAAGTTCTTTGTTAAGGTAACTTTCCAATAAGAGTCTACTACTTCACCCTTTTGTTTTCTTTCTTTAAATTGGTTTTCATATTTTGATAGTATAAAATGATTATCTGATTTTGCATCTTCAATAAGTTTTACAGCTTCTGCTTCAGAGCCTACTCTATATATTTCTTTTGAACTAATTAAATATTTCATTGTTTCCCTCCTTCTATTTTACTAAATTTATTCTTAAATGATTTGCATTATATTTTGTTAATTCTGCTTCTTTTATTTTCTTTTCTATTCCTTTTGTATACATTTTAAAACCTTTTATATTTAAAGTTGAACAATCGTGTTTATCGCTTAACTTAAAAATTACTTCAGGTAAATTATCTATTACAACAGGTTCTCTATCTACAATAGTTTGAGTTTTTTTATCTAATACAAGTACATCTATGTATCTATCAAAAGGTGTACAATGAATTAACATTGTCTTTTCCATAATAAGCCTCCTTTTATGCTTCTATTAATGCGGCATCATATGGGAAGAAATAATATGCACAAGATTCTCCTTCGTTTGAAAGCCATATTTCGATAGCTCCACCATCTTGAGTTAAATCTATTCCTTTTACATCTCCGCGATTAATTAAACATTCATCTATTAAAACATTTGTAATTTCAGTTCTATTTTCTAATTCTTTTTTAGTTAATCTAAAAATTGTATAATCTCTTTTTTCATGACATAGTAACATATAATATTGATTATCTGTTGATGCTAAAAATCTTACTACCTCATTTTTTTTATTTTGTAATGCGGTAGTACTTAGTTTTTTTTCACTTTGTTCTACCATTGATTTATTTAAATCATATAATGTTCCTATTGAAACATCACTAGTTTTTTTATCGTCCATGTTATCCTCCTATACTCATTATTGAACAAAATATTCTTTTAAGAGTTGATTGTTTACTTTTAAAACAATAATCTTTTCTTTTTTTATTTATCTTTTGAAGTTTATTATTTGTAATCCATTCTTTTATAAAAGAATTTAAAGTTCTATTATCAAATTTAAAACAGATATCTTTTATAAATAAGTCTACTAATATTTCTTTGATTTTTTCTTTACTTTGTATTTTATAAGCATTGTTAATATATAATTTATCCGTATCCATAGAGATTTGTAGCCCTTTTATCTTGGTGTATGCTTTTTCCATATTAGTCAACTTCTACCGCGTCAAACACTTCACAGTGTCCTTCAAAATGGTCTAATTCATGTTGAATAATTGCACTTAACCATCCGCCTTCTGAAATTTCTTTTTCTTCCCCGAACTCATTTATATATTTACAAGTAACTTTTTGAGGTCTTTTTACAATGGTAAAAGTTCCTGGAGCGCTTAAACATCCTTCTCGGAAGTCTTTCAATCCATTAGGGCCAGATCTTTTCCATATGATTACTGGATTTATCATTACTAAATCCTTTCCTAAGTAATTGATATAACAAACTCTTTTAGGTACTCCTATTTGGATTGCAGATATTCCTACTCCAGATTTATCCATAGCTAGGGTATCTTTCAAATCTTGGATTAATTCTTCACATTCTTGCCAATTTACTTCTTCACTTATTTGATTTAAAATATCTTTATCTTCTGGATATGTTAATATTCCTTTTATCACTATAATCATCCTTTCACTTTATATATATATTATATCATTATTTTTTTTAAAAGTCAATATTTTTATAAGTCAATTCTATTTTTTATATACTCTCTTTTAATTAATCTCTTCCCCTGTTTATTGGTATCAAATTGATGTTCTTTTTCAAATTCTAATAAAATTTCTCTTATCAATTTTAATTCTTGAATAGATAATTCTCCCATTTTATTTTGATTTACAAGATAATCTGTGATAGCTAAAAATTTAGCACGATCTATTCTTTCTATCATATGTAAATATTCATGGGCCGTATCTTGGACAAGAATTGCCCCATTTCACATTACATATCCATCTCCTAATCCAGCTTTTTTACAATCTCTTTTTGGCACTATCATATGGTGAAAACTTAAATCCCTTACTGTCGTAAAGGTATATCCCATAAAATCATAACCTAATTTTCTTATTTTAAAATTTTTAATCATTTCTTGAGTAACTTCTCTCATATCTTTATTTTTCCTTCCTATAAAACGAAAAAAGGTGTTATACTATAAGTATAACACCACCTCGTCTTTCTCTAAACTTTTTTGTATATCAATAATTCTTTGGTTACTAGAACCTTTAAATTTTAATTTCATATCTTTTAATTCATCAACAAATAAACCATCTACAAGGATATCTATATTTTTTAAAATATTATTAGCTTTTTCTTTTAATACTTCAAAAGTATAACCTGAATAAATTCAAATTTTTTTAGTTGGATAAATAGTTTTTATTCGTTCTACTAATTTATTTAAATCTTCAAGATTTTCTTCTATAAATGGCTCTCCGCCAAGAATTGAGATACGTTGAACATAATTAGCAGAAGCAAGAGCTATAAAATTATCTTCTTTTTCTTTATTTCACTCTTGACCTGCGTTTATATCCCATAATTCTTTATTAAAACAGTTTTTACAATGAAAACGGCAACCGCTTGTGTAAAGTGCAATTCCAACGCCTTCTCCATTACTAATATCTAATGTTCTAATTTGAGCAACTCTCATTTTGTTCTCCTAATATATGGTCATCTAAATGAACATATCTATTACGAATTTCATCTGTTCTACCTTGATTAAAGAAATTAGTACCAATATAGCCACAGGTTCTACGAGCTACATTCATTTTAGTATGATCGCGGTTTCCGCAATTTGGACATTCCCAATCTAATGTATTATTTTCATCTATAATTTTAATTTCCCCATCATATCCGCATACTTGACAATAATCAGATTTAGTATTTAATTCTGCATACATTATATTATTATATATGAATTTTATAACTTCAATTACCGCAGGTATATTGTGAGTTAAGTCCGCACATTCGATATAACTAATTGCTCCACCTGGACTAAGTTTTTGGAATTCACTTTCTAATGTTAATTTTTGGAATGGATCAATTTCTTCAAAAACTGGAACATGATAACTATTAGTAATATAATCTCTATCTTTTCCATCTAACATGATAAAAATTCCATCTCCAAATCTTCTCTTTAAATTCTTTGCAAATTTATAAGTAGTAGATTCAATAGGAGTACCATATACAGAATAATCTATATCTTCAGATGTTTTCCACTCAGCGCATTTATCATTTAACTTTTGCATAACTGATAATGCAAACTCTTTAGCTTCAGGATCTGTATGTGATTTTTTTGTCATAAATTTAACACATTCATATAATCCTGCATATCCAAGAGATAAAGTACAATAACCACCTTTTAATAAAGAAGTTACTTTTTCTCCTTTAGGTAATCTTGCAAATGCACCGTGTTGCCATAAGATTGGAGCAGCATCACTAGTAATACGACTTATACGATTATATCTAGCTTGCATGGCTTTATGACATAATTCTAATCTTTCTTCAAAAATATCCCAGAATAAATCTATATCTCTTCCGCTACTAAAAGCAACATCCGCAAGATTTATAGAAACAACACCAATATTAAATCTTCCATAATATTTTCCTTGACCTTCTATATAATCTTTTGCTCTTGCTACATTTCCTTGAGCTCTATCAGGTGTTAAGAATGAGCGGCAACCCATACAAGGATATGCTTCACCTTTACCTGTTGAAGGATTGATTTTTAATTCTTTCATCATCTTTTCAGAAATATAATCTGGAACCATTCTTTTTGCAGTACATTGAGCAGCAAGTTTAGTTAAATAATAATATTTTCCATCTTCTCTAATATTATCTTCTTCTAATACATAAAGTAATTTAGGGAAGGCTGGAGTAATATATACACCTTTTTCATTTTTAAAACCTAAAATTCTTTGATTTAAAAATTCTTCAATAATCATAGCAAGTTCTTCTTTGTATTCTTCAGTTTCTCCTAAATACATACAAACTGATAAGAATGGGGCTTGTCCATTAGTATTTGTCATACTATTAACTTGATAATTAAATGTTTGAACGCCTGCTTCAATTTCTTTCTTTAAATCTATTTTTGCAAGTCTGTGGGCCATTTCTTCAGTAGACTCAGTATCATTACCTAAATTACCAGCATCTAAATATTTTTTTACAAAAGCATTATAACTATCTCTAACAAAAGGTGCTAAGTGAGTTAATGAAATAGTACATCCTCCATATTGACTTGAACTAACTCCTAAAATAATTTGTGTAGCAATAGTGCAAGCAGTTAAGAATTTATGAGGTTTTTCTATCATCATACCGTTAATAACTGTACCATTTTGTAGCATATCATTTAAGTTAATTAAACAACAATTATTTAATGCGTTTTGCGCAAAGTAATCAGCATCGTGGAAATGTATAATACCATTATCATGCGCATCTACTATATCTTTTGATAATAATAATCTACGAGTGATATCAGTACTTGTAATACCTGCCAAATAATCTCTTTGTGTTGTAACTACATGTGCATTTTTATTAGCATTTTCGCTATTCCAGTACTCACTAGTCCCACCTAATAATTCTTCAACAGACTTATCAGTAAGATTACCTCTAGCTTTTGTTCTTTCCTCTCTATATAATACATATGCTTTTGCAACATCTTTTCTTTTTGTAGACATTAGTCCCTTTTCTACTAAATCTTGAATTTCTTCAATATCTGGGGCTTCTTCTACATCTTCATAGTATCCGCGAATATAACTAGCTATATTAACTGCTTTTGCGGCAGCATAATCAGATATATATCCGTCAACTTGTTTAAACGCAGATAGGATTGCTTTAATGATTTTCTCCTCGCTAAAATCAACAAGGCGGCCATCTCTTTTTTTAACCTTCATTGTTTTCCTCCTAATTATATAAATATTTTAAGGATTTGTAACCCTATATATAATACAAAAAATTGTTTAAATTATTTAACCTTGTTGGTCAAATTTGTTTGCCCGTATTCATAATTGAAATCAAATACTAATTGAGTTAAAAAACTTGTATCAAAACCTTTTTCATTATTTATTGTTAATGCTGAAAAATCCCAATTTGCAAAATCTTGTTCATCTGCAAAGAATCTTCTACATATCTCGTAGCAGTTAGGCTTATCTTCACGATTTAAACTTCTTAATAATCGAGTTTTATCAGAAGCATAAACATAAACTGGTAATACAGCTAGGCGCGAATCTGCCAACAAAGCACTAATTCCTTCAGGATTGAATACCCCGATATTAATTTTGTCTGATTGTAACCCTTCTATTGGAGTCCCATAAAATCAGCCATTAAAACTTGTAGCTTCTAACATTGAACCGTTTAATACTTTTTCTCCAAACTTTACATCATTTAAAAAGAAATAATCTTTCCCATCTATCTCATAATCTCTCTTTGGGCGAGTTGTACAACTTACAATCCCACTTGTTATATCAGGATATTGAGATACAATTCATTTCTGAATTGTATCTTTACCTGATGCACTCTTACCAAAGAAAGCGATAACTTTTATTTTATTCTCCATTTTCGCTCTCCATTCCAGCTCTATCATGAACTAATTCTATTTCGCCATTATTTTTAATATCTGTGATTTTATATAATTGATGGAAACCATTATTTTTATAAGTTTTTGCTACAAAAGTGTCATCTCTACGGAATCCTGAGACTAATAATTTAACACCTCTTGTGAACCAACCTTTTTCCATAACTTTTTTAGTTCCATCTTCTTGTTTCTCTGATAATTGACGATTATACATTGCAAAATATTCTTTTGTAAATTTTACATTAACTACTCCTGTTGTTGTTAATAACGATACAGACGAACGAGCATCATTCTTACCAATTACTGTTCCTATAATTTTATTTATTTTATAAATAGGAATATCATGTCCATTTCTTTTAAAGAAATAATCAACATCAGGTTCTGAATTTAATTCATTAAAATCTACAATACCATATTTATTTACTTTTACATTTTTTAATTCATGGTCATGATAATAAAAACATAATGCTTCCATTTCATATGCGGATATACTTCCTTGAGCATACTTATCCCAAGTTTCTTTAAATAATAAATCATTATAGGTTTGAAGTATCTCATCATGATTATCTTTAATCCAATCTCTTACTTTGTCCATTGTAGTTTGATATATTTTATCCCACTTTGTTTGTTGAATACAAGTTAAACCATTAATTACTTCAAGTTGATCCATATCAAAGTGTTTATTATAAAAATCTTCACAAACATTATCAAATACATAGTATTTTCCAACTTTTTTATTTGCTTTTAAATATTTTGTAAAATTATAAACTCTTTTTTGTAAATCTAATTCTTCAGGAATTAAGTTATGTTCAACTAAACCATTAAAGTTTTGTAGAGTTATTCTTTTCTTTGCTTCACAAACTTTAGATATATAATACATCATAACTAACATTCTAGGTTCAAGTTTTGACTCTTTAGCCCAATCTTTTTCTAATCTATCAAAAGCTCCCGCCTTAATTAATGATATCATTGCACTTTTATTTAATGGACATCTATTCATAAAATCTGCAATTCCATAATAAGGTCTACCTTTTATTATTTGTTCTATTACTGGTCCACCTACATTACTTAATGCTTTCATTCCAAACAAAATTTCATTACTATCTGGATCTGGTACAAAACTATAACTTGACTTATTTATATCAACCAATGATACTCTAATACCTTTTGATATAATATCTCCAATAGCCTTTGCAATTTTACCATAATCAGTTGCTTTTTCTTTTTTCTTTTCAACTTCTCCTGTTTCTTCATCTTCTTCAAATTCTTCTTCTTCTTCAAGGGAACCACTATTTACAATTAAACATGCTGTATTCCAATATATTGGATTCCAATTTGTTGCTATAAACATTGTTTGAAAACCTATAAATGAATATGCTAATGCGTGAATGATACTAAATGAATAACCCATTTGAGGTCCAATACCACAAGTCCAAATATAATTTCCAAGACAAGGGCTTGCCGCTTGATCTAATACTTGTTGTCTTAATGCAGGTATCTTACTCATTTGTTTTTTACCAACTATTTTACGAGCTGCGTTTGCATCTTTTAAACTAAAATTACATAAATGCTCGTCCATTAGCATTTTCATTAACTGTTCTTGTGATGGCGGAACTCCATATGAACTTTTAAAATAAGGTTCAAGATATTTTTGTTCTTCTTTTGTTAGTCCATATTCATCCATCTCTTTGTACCATAGATTAATATTTTCTTTATATCTAATATATTTTTCCATTGGTGATTCAGCACCTTTTTCTGTTGCCATTAATCTCATTAAACCATTTGCATCGGCCATTTCCATCATGCTTTGGGGTTTAATTTTTTTAGCAGCTTGACTACCAACTTCACTATCAAATTGGAAGATATTTAATACACTATTTTCTTGAAGTGTTTTCCATATATCCGCTCTGTCAGTAGGTAAAACATTTGGATGAAAATATTTATCATAAACTTGTCTTAATGTTAAATCTGAATCAACTTCACCATAATCTTGAAGAAGTTTAATTGCTTCAGTTAATTTATCTTGAACTTCTGTTACTAAGAAATCATATTTTGTCATTCCCGCAGCTTCGCACATATGTAAGTCATATTGAGTTATAATTTCTCCTTTTGGAGTTCTCATAAAACAACCAAATTCATATGGGTCTTCATCAAATAAGATTACTCCTGAAGCATGTGAACTTCTTTTATTTACAAGTCCTTCGATTCCCATCATTATTTCTAATAATCCAGGATATTGATTAACTTCATTTATAAACATTTGGATAGGTTTTCTGTCTTTTTCAGGATTTCCTTCTACACAATCTTTAAGTGGCCATAAGAAACCACGCTCACTTGGAATTAATGAAGATAAATATTGAGCTGTGTCTACATCAATACCATCTGGGAAACCTTGTGCTCTATAACCGCGGCAAGCAGTTAATATTGTTGAACGAGTTCCTTCAGTTCCAAATGTTGCAATTAAAGTACAACCTAAATTTTTTCTACTTAATTCATCTATGTCCTTTTTAAAGTTTTGACCTCTTTCTTCTTTTATTCTTTTTAAAATGATAGGTCTTTTACTTGGACATAAATCTAAATCTATATCTCCTAATTCAACACGTTCTTTATTTAAATATCTCCAGAATGGAAGTTCCCATTCAATCGGATCTAGCTGAGTTATACCTAATAAGTAGTGATTTAAACCAGAACAACTTGAACCACGTCCAGCTCCAACCATACTTCCGCACTCCCAGAATAAATCTACATAATGTTGCAATGTTACTGGATATGCAAACATATTAGTTTCAAGCTTTTCACTTATTGTTCTTTTGATGTCGGCTTCTTCTTCTAATCTACTCCAATAAATATCATTATTTTTACCTAAATCAACTAATTTATTTAAACATTTATTTACCCAATATCTTTCAACTTCATCATCTGATTGAAGCATTGAATCTAATATTGGATACTTTTGAGATAAACAAGCATCAACTTTTTTCTCATAATTGTCAACAGCAACTTTTGGAATAGTTTGTTTATGCTCTAATGAATATAATTCAATTTTTTCACATATTTCATCACTATTTTGAAACATTTGTTTAGTAAAATCATCATTATATCCAGACTCTCTTAAATGAGCTATAATTTCTTCATTACTTTGAAGATATGTAAATTCATAGAACTCATCAACTTCACGTTCTCCACCTTTACTATTTAAATATGCTTTATGAACATATCTATCTTCTTTTTTAAGATAATGTGCATCTGAACCTACTACCATTTTTACATTAAATGCTTTTGATATAGATGCTAACCTTTTATTGACTTCTATTTGATCGCGGCTACATCCTGGAGCGCACTCTATATAAAAGTCCTCTCCAAATATTTTTTGACACCATAACATAAAATTAACTATATTATTATGTGCTGTTTCCGCACTCTTTGTATCTCCTACTTTTTCTGCATTAATTAAATTTAAAGTATTTGCACTTAATTCTCCTCCTAAACAAGCTGTTGTTGCTATTAAACTATGAGGATATTTTTGTAATACTTTTTCTAAATCTTCATATGTTGTTGGAACTCTTTCAAGACCTCGATCCCAATAAGAATTCATCCAAGCTGTTGAAGATAATTCTCTTAATGCTCTATGTCCTTCTTTATTTTTTGCTATTAAAATAAAGTGATAATATCTTTGTCCATTTTCTCTATTTGGTGTTAAATATATTTCATTTCCTAATGCTATTTTAAATCCAGGATACATTTCTTGTATCTGTTTTTGATACATATTTAATTCTATATGATTAGCAAGACATTCATGCTCTGTAATGGCAATCCCTGTTAAACCTAATTCAATGGCTCTATCTACTAATTCTTTTGGCTTATTAATGCTATCAAGTAAACGGATATTTGAATACATTGTATGTGAATGTGTTTCAAAACGACATCTTTTTTGTTCTTCCATAATTAGATAACCTCCTTATAAGTTCTATTATAATATATATCACAAATGCAAGAGTAAGAACATATATCTTTGTAAATATTATATATCATTAATGGTTTTACTCCTTTATCTCGAAAAGCTCTAATATCTCTAACCTGTTGTTCTGTTAATATTCTTTGAGTTCTTGCGGCAAGACTTTTCCCTAAATATTCGTTTCTTTTTTTATTTTCTTTTGTATAAACTTCGGGCATAATATCTTTCCATGTTTGTCCCTGCCAAACTCTCGCAAATCCTCCTTCAGATATTTTATCTTTAAAAATTTCATAGCACTCTTTTTTACTAATTCCATCTTTATATTTTTGTCTAATTAATATTACATCTTCTTTAGATAGTTTTGCTCTTCCATTTTTTTCTCCAGAGCAATGACCAGGTGAGCTACCACCATCACCACCCAAAGATTCATTATAACCATTATTATAACTATCATAATAATTAATCCAATATTGCTCTCTTTCTCCACTTTTAGTGTAATCTTCTAATTCTTCTATTATTTCAAAAATAAAATTTTCTATACCATATTTTCTTATAGCACAATACAAACTTTTATTAAACTCTTTATGGCCTTCTGTTAAAGCCAACCTTTTATGGTCATTAAATCTTCTTTCGATATTGTTCGATTTTCCAATATATATATGATTATTACATTTATTTGTAATTTTGTAAATTCCTTGCATACTTTCACATCTTTTCTATATATATTATATCAAAAATTTTATGAGATGTCAAATACTCGTATCTTTAGTCAGCCTTAACTAACACTAATTTTTCTGAGGCGCGTGTGCATGCTGTATATAGCCAACGCGCATGCTCTTCTTTACTAAATGGGAATTTTTCTTCTATAATAACAATTTTGTCCCATTCTGAACCTTGAGCGCGGTGAGTTGTAATTGCATATCCGTAAGTAAATTCATATGGAAGTAAATGTTTATTTGCTTTGTTTTGGCTAACTGCATATTCAGTTTTCCAATCTAAAGTTTTTTCACCTGTTAAAATCATATTTTTATCCATTACCATATTTTCATACTCTTCTCCATCAGATTCAACAAAGGTACAATTTAATGTATCGACTTGGCGTGGTTTACCATAATTAGCTTTATTTAAAAATCCTGGGATAACTACAAAAGACTTATAACTATTTTTAATTGTTCCTATTGTACCATTAACAAGAGCAGAATGACCTCCACACTCATCTTCCCAATAGTTGCGGTAACAGATTACTTTATCTCCATCCTCTGGATCTGGGGAAGAATGACCTAACAATTCACGCATTTGCGCATTAATAGCTTTGCGAGTATCATTTGTTGCAACTAATATTTGGTCAGCCCATTGTAACATTCCTGTTGATAATTCACTTTTATTAATAATTTGTATATTTTTTCCTTTAAAATAATCAATAGGTTCACCATTTCTAATTTTCATAGATAAATCAATAATTTCTGAATCTTCCTCTTGACGCATAATTTCATCTAAGAAAATATGAGGGTTATCTAATAAATGATTATCTTCATTTTTATTAATTGGCGGTAATTGGAATGGATCCCCAAGTCCAATTACATGAACTTTATAAGAGGCTAATCTTTCTATTAAAGATTTTGGAACCATTGATATTTCATCTACAACAACTATTTTATAAGGAATAGTTGTCACAGGAATACGAGTATAAGTTCCATCTGGTTTTGGATGACTAATAAATAGTAACTTATGTAAAGTAGAAGTATTTTTATTTCCTTTTTTTGCCAATACTTGAGTTGCTTTTCCTGTGAAGCTAGTGTAAACTACATCTTTATCTGGGTCAATTCCTTGTCCACCAAATGAAAGTGCGTTAATTATAAATTTAACTAGAGTACTTTTCCCTGTCCCCGCAAATCCTGCAATAATAGTACAACGTTCTCCATTTAAATAGCGCTGTACCGCAACATCTAAACCTTGTTTTTGTTTTTCATTTAGTTCCATATTAAAGCACCTTTACACTGCCTAAAACAATACCAGTGTCCTTTCTATAAAATACAACCCACCCAAATGGTAGTGTTAAATCAGTCTTATACTCAACCCCCATAAAACAATCTACTTTTTCATAATCAAAGTTTGGATTGCGGCAATCTAATACTTCAGGCATATATAACTCATGAACTATATGTGAGGAAACCATATTCTTTGTTGTAGGTTCGCTTGCCATAACAATCCCGCTATAAAAACCTTCAATTTGATTCATTGTATTTATCATATTATTTAATATTTTATTATAACTTTTCATATTTATCATTTCCTTTTTATATAATAATTATATCATTTATTTTATTAAAAATCAATAGAAAGAAAATAACTAGAAAAGATATTTTCCTTCTCCAGTTATTTCATAATTTTCTATAAAAACCTGCGGAGTTACATTTCCAAAATACTCGTTTATATGACATTTTCCAACAACGTCTATTTGAATATAAGCTCCCGCCTGATTTTCTAATGCATAACATTCTTCATCGGTTGCATTAAATTTCATAAGACTAATCTTATTTGATAAAGTTATTTTTAAAGTGTTACTTGTTTTTCTATATACTTGCACCATATCTTTACTAACTTTTAAATCTTTTATTGCAATTAACGCCTCATCAAAATCTTTTCCTCATAAATTATTTAATCCCGCAATACTTAAAATATCTTCTGGATTAACATCTGCACCATTGTAAATATAATCTACAAAATATATTGGTTCAGTTGAAACATTCTCAAGAGCTTTGTCAGTTTTTTCTATAAATTCTTCAATACACCCCATAGGGATACTAATTCCAAATGCATTTTGATGCCCTTGCGCATAGTCTGTAACTTTTGTTTCTTCACATATATCTTTAAAATTAGTAAGACCTGTTAATTCATATCCTCTTGCGGAACCCGCATAAGACATATCTTTTTCTGTTAAAATACAACAAGGTCTTTGATATTTTGCTGCAAACTTGTTTGCTATTAGACCTGCGATATTTGGATCTACTTTTCCAGGCTCAAGAGTAAATAATAATACTTTATGGTCTAATAAATTCTCATTTTGAATTCTTTTTTCTAATAGTTCTAGACTTGCATCTTGTGATTTAGTTTGTCTATTTTTAACATTTGTAGAAACTCTCACTGCTTGGTCTACTATTCTTTCCATTTCTCCAATCTTATGTCCACGCTTAGTAGAAGGAACTTCTTTAAAAGCTTCATAATTTAACATAGCTCTAAATAGTAATTCTTTTTCTTCTATTGTTCCACTTCTTTGAATTGCATTAATCATTGGTACGATATAAAAAGCGGCATCTATTGAAGTTATATGTTCACCTAATTTAAATTTATTTTTTTGCCACATTTCAAATATATATGGGTTTTTTATATTTTCAGGTTCAAAACCTTTATTAATTAAATGTTTAGTTTCAAATGATGTTAAACTCATCATATCTCCTGTGTTTCCAAGAGCAACTAAATCTAAATAATCATTTGCATAATCCGTTCCAATTTTACTATCCCAGTATCTACAAAATTGCCAGGTTACTCCAACTCCACTTAATTCTTTATTAGGGTAATCACTTAATTGGTTGTTTATAACGCAAGCATCAGAACTAATAGCCTCAGCTTCGTGGTGATCTAGTATTAATGTACGAATTCCGCGGTGTAACAATTCACTATGAAAATCATAATCATTACTACTTGAATCAGGACATATAATTAAACTAAACTTCTTTTGATTTATATAATCCATAACATCTGCTAATCCATGTTGCTTACCTTCATGAACATACCATTTTACATGGTTATCAACCCAACTTGGATATAAGTTATGTAAATAATTAAGTAATAATGCCGCCGCGGTAAAACCATCACAATCACAATCACATACGACTAGTGTATTATAATTTCCTGCTATTGCTGAACCTAGCATCATCACTCCATCTTCTATATTTTTTCCAAATTTAGTAGGACTATTTATATCAGCATCAGTTGTATTTAAGTAATGATTTATTTCTTCATAAGGAATATTTCTATTTACCATTATTTGTTCTAATGCTTTATACTGCGGAATCATCGGTTTTAATAATTGATACTTCATTTTCATCTTCCTTTCCTTCTATTACTTCTATATCTTCATCTATATACATTACATCTGCTTTTTCAACAATATATCTAATAGGTTTGCTATTTTGCTTTTTTAAACAATAAATAACTTCTGTTTTATTGCATTGTTTATAAGTCCCATCTTCAAATAAAACAATATAATCATTTTTAAAGATTTTAAAATTATTATCTTTTCTCCATTTCCAATGCTTAAATGTTAGTCTTTGTATCATTTTTTTCATATTTCTTTCCTCCTACAAATATTGTTGAATTTTTTATCATTTCTTTATATTCTTCTGTTGTCACGACTAATTCTTCTGG